TCGACTGTGAAGACATAGGCTACAATGTTGCAACAAAACAACATATGCAAATATATCGCTTGACAACATTTTCAATCGGAGTAAAACTATGGGGTGTAGGGGTAGGGGTTATATAGACAACATAGCAATGCAGTGAGCATAGATGATGTTGTTGATATGAATTGATGTTGCTCTGTGCTGACAAACGATTATAGACAATCATTAAACGCTAAACACAGTCTATGAAGTCTATAAAGACGCTAACACAAAATCGACTGTGAAGATACCAACTATAGATGTTCTTTCTGTTTGTTGTTTACTTTGTTGTTGTTTAGCTATATACTCTTTCATCACTAGCCTACACATCTGAAGATAGGCAGCTATGAAGACCTATATAGAAGCATATGAATATTTTGTTGAGTAGACAAGCGGTTGAAGCTAAAGGGATGCTGAACAGTCCCCCTTATTCTGTTGCAACGGAAGTGTTTAAAGCGCTACACCGTGACAACTTAGACAACACACATATACCGCACAGTGATGTCTATTATGTTAGAGCCGCTTTAGAGAAGCACACAGGCTACTACTTCCCTTTAGATGTTGTAGAGAAGGCGATGTGCGAAGAAGGCTGGCGCGATAGGCGCGGTAAAGGACGATATTGATATGGCAATCAAACGAGGTAGTGAAGAGTTTAGTGGCTACAACAAGCCAAAGGCAACACCCGATCATCCGACGAAGAGTCATGCTGTGTTGGCTAAAGAGGGTGACAAGGTGAAGCTCATTCGCTTTGGTCAGCAGGGTGTTAAAGGCTCTCCCGATGGTAGCAAGCGCAATGAAGCTTTCAAAGCTCGTCATGCTTCTAACATCGCTAAAGGTAAGATGTCAGCGGCATTCTGGGCCAACCGAGAAAAGTGGTAAGACAATGGCTACAAAATCTAAAGTGAATGAGGCTGGCAACTACACCAAGCCAACAATGCGTAAGGCTTTGTTTGAGAAGATCAAAGCTGGCACTAAAGGTGGTGATGCAGGCCAGTGGAGCGGACGCAAGGCACAGCTCTTAGCCAAAGAATACAAAGCTGCTGGTGGAGGCTACAAATGAAAGCGCCACAGAAATCTCTAAAGGAATGGACAGATCAGAAATGGACAACAAAGTCTGGTAAGCCTTCGTCGGAAACAGGGGAGCGTTATTTGCCTGAGAAGGCTATAAAGGCTTTGACACCTGCTGAGTATGCAGCAACGACAAAGGCTAAGCGTGAAGGTAAGGCGAAGGGTAAGCAGTTTGTTGCTCAGCCTAAGAGTGTGGCAAAGAAGACGGCTAAATACCGTTAACATGCTATAACTATAACGTTGAGGCATGGCCTCTATTTTTTATTTAAGGAAACATATCATGGCTATGGACAACACAGCAGCTAAAGTTGCAAAACTGCGCGAGATGGCAAAGGACAAGACATTGCCCCAAGACGTGCGTAACCAATATCTCGATGACGCTGTGAAGCTGGAAGAGAAGGCTGCTATGAAAGCTGGTGTGAAGCTGGCTAAGGGTGGGGCTGTGAAGAAGGCTGCCCCTAAGAAGATGATGGGTGGTGGCTATGCTGCTCCTATGAAAACAGCAATGGCTAAGGGCGGTGCTGTTGTCGCCAAGGCTCCCATGAAGAAAGCGAAGAAATAATATGGCTACAAAGAAAGCGTTCAAGCCCTGCGAAGGCTGCCCCACTTCTGCCAAGTGCAAAGCTGCTGGTAAATGTCTTGCCAAAGAAGGCAAGGGCAAGCCTATGGTTGCCATCATGATTGGCGTTGGTAAGCCAATGAAGGCTAAGAAGAAATGAAGCAGACAAAGAAGCAAACCGCCAAAGTTGCCAAAGTGATGGGTGAGTTCAAAGAAGGCACTCTGCACAGCGGCAAAGGCGGCAAAGTTGTGAAGAGTCCTAAGCAAGCCATTGCAATTGCGTTGTCTGAAGCTAAAGTGAAAGCTAAGAAGTGATGGCTAACGGAAACAACAAAGCTTATAAGACTCGTAGCATCGGCACCAACCTCACTGCCGGTGCTGCCAACACCATCTATACCTGCCCTCCCAATCATACGGCAAAGATAGAGTTGTTGTTTGTTGCCAATGCTAGTAGTGGTAATAAGACGGTGTCAATCAAATGGCATGACACTAGCTTAGGCACGGACTACTACATTGTTGGTGGCTATGTTGTTTCTGCTTACGGCTATCTCAAACTTGACGGTAGCTACTTGGCATTGAGCGCTGGCGACTACATGGTTGTTACACCTGAAGCTGGCTCTACAATGGATGCTACAGTGAGTGTTGAAGAATATTATGACCCTTTAAACAATGGCTAAAAAAGAACTTACAGAACAACAGAAACGATTCCTTGAGGTGTTGTTTGCTGAAGCCAATGGCAACATCAATCACGCTATGAAGATGGCAGGGTTCTCTGAAGGCTATAGCCGCAGACAACTCACCAATGCTTTGAAGGAAGAGATCATTGAAGCTACACAGCTCTACATTGCTATGGCGGCTCCAAAGGCTGCGGTGGCTATGATTGCTGCCATTGACGATCCTACAGAGCTTGGCCTCAAAGAGAAGATGTCGGCTGCTAAAGACTTGCTTGACCGCGCTGGTCTGGTAAAGACTGAGAAGGTGCAGGTAGAGAGCAACACAGGCGGTGTCATGATATTGCCTGCTAAGGAACGTGAAGAAGAATGACAGAGGCTACAACAGCTTACGACTTCGGCCTCGGTGTCTTTATACTCCCACAACCAAAAGATGCAAAAGAGTATGTTAAGATTCCGAGGCTAGGTCGAACCATTCCATTTGGTTACATAGCTGATGAAGCTGATGATGGATGGCTTGTTCCTGTACCTTTAGAGCTAGAGGCGCTGGAGAAAGCTAAGAAACATCTGAAGCAATATAGTTTGAGACAGGTATCAGCTTGGCTCACTACTGTGACTGGTAGAGAAATAAGTCATGTGGGTTTAATGAAGAGGATTAAGAGTGAACAGTCCCAAAGACGTAAGTCCTCTACTTATCGAGAGCTTGCCGACAGGTACGAAAAAGCCCTTAAGAAAGCGCAAGAGTACGAAAAAAGAACAGGCACCGGACAAGACAGCTTCTTCGGTAGTGATCGATTCGTCCAACTTAGCGCCACCTTCTCCGACAATAGCACCGATAGTTGAGCCTGTTGAGTATGAGAACGTCATATTCAAACCCAACCCCGGTCCTCAGACAGCTTTCCTAGCTGCTCCTGAACGTGAGGTGTTGTATGGTGGTGCTGCTGGCGGTGGTAAGAGCTATGCAATTCTTGCTGATCCTCTACGCTACATAGCCCATCCCCAATTCTCTGGACTCATTCTTCGTCACACCACCGAAGAATTGCGTGAACTCATTTGGAAATCGCAAGAGATGTATCCAAAGATATATCCCGGCATCAAGTGGAGTGAGAGAAAGATGCAGTGGCAGCATCCAAGTGGTGGCAAACTGTGGATGTCCTACCTTGACCGTGATGAAGACGTTATGCGTTATCAGGGTTTGTCGTTCTCCTACATCGCTTGGGACGAGTTGACACAGTGGCCTACACCGTTTGCCTACAACTACATGCGTTCTCGTCTGCGTACTGCTGCTCCAGACCTGCCAGTGTTCATGAGAGCTACCACCAACCCCGGTGGACCCGGTCATCAATGGGTCAGGAAGATGTTCATTGTCCCTGCACCACCCGGTAAAAGCTTCTATGCCACCGATATTGAGACGGGACAGATGCTGACGTACCCGAAAGGGCACAGCAAAGAAGGCTTGCCGCTGTTCAAACGCAAGTTCATCTCTGCAAAACTAGCAGATAACCCCTATTTGGCCGAGTCTGGTGACTACGAAACCATGTTGTTGTCCTTACCAGAGCACCAACGTAAGCAATTGCTTGAGGGAAACTGGGACATTGCTGAAGGTGCAGCGTTTTCGGAGTTCAATAGAAGCATTCACGTAGTAGAACCCTTCACCATTCCCTCAAACTGGCCCCGGTTCAGGTCTTGTGACTACGGATATGGTAGCCATAGCGCTGTGTTGTGGTTTGCTGTAGCGCCTGACGACAGTTTGGTTGTCTACCGAGAGCTTTATGTCAGCAAAGTGCTGGCAGAAGACTTGGCTGTGATGATATTGAACGCTGAATCTGAGGAAAAGATTCGTTATGGTGTGTTGGATAGCTCATGTTGGCACAAACGTGGTGACACTGGACCCTCTATTGCTGAGCGAATGATCATGAAGGGGTGCAGATGGCGTCCTGCTGACCGTTCTGCTGGTAGCAGGGTGGCAGGTAAGAACGAAATACACCGCCGATTGCAGGTTGATCAGTACACTGAAGCGCCTCGTATGGTGTTCTTCAACACCTGTACACAAATCATTGCTGACTTACCAACTTTACCAATTGATAAGACAAATAACGAAGACATTAACACCAAAGTTAGCAACGACCACACCTATGATGCTTTGCGTTATGGTGTTATGAGCCGTCCACGCAGCGGGTTGTTTGACTTCGATCCTGCTTCTCAGACATCCGGTATGTCTGTGGCAGACCCTGTGTTTGGATATTGAAACATTTACTACTAAGAGGTTCAATGTTATACCTCTGCAACATCTTTACGGAAAACTATGGCACTTATTGACAAACCACAAAGCGACAAGAACATTGTCTTGGACGACTCTACCAAAACCGAAGACACCTTCAAAGCTGGTGGTCTGATTGCGTTCGTCAACGAGCGCTACACCCGCGCTGAAGAAAGTCGTCGCTCTGACGAGACACGTTGGCTACGTGCCTATCGCAATTATCGCGGTCTGTACGGTCCTGATATGCAATTCACATCGACTGAGAAGTCTCGTGTGTTTGTGAAGGTGACAAAGACTAAGGTGTTGGCGGCATACGGTCAAATCATTGATGTGTTGTTTTCTAACAACAAGTTTCCGCTGAGCATCGACCCATCTGTGTTGCCTGAAGGTGTATTGGAGTCTGTTCATTTTGATCCTAAAGCTACAACACAGCCTACACCATCTATTCCGTTTGGTGAAGAAGGTAGTGCTGCCATCGGTAACGACTTCGACCTCGACAAACTTGAGGAGATGTTGGGTGCTTTGAAGGATGACTTGAAAGATGTTCCCGGCTTGAAGAAGGGTCCGGGTCAAACACCATCGTCTGTGACATTCAATCCTGCTATGGTGGCAGCTAAGAAGATGGAGAAGAAGATTCATGACCAGCTTAATGAAAGCAACATGAACAAGCATCTCCGATCTACAGGCTTTGAAATGTCGCTGTTCGGTACAGGTGTGATGAAGGGACCGTTCGCTGTCAACAAAGAATATCCCAACTGGAAAGAAGACGGTACATATTCTCCCGTCATCAAGACATTGCCTGAAGGCTCTCACGTTTCTATCTGGAACTTCTATTGGGATCCAGACGCTAACAACACAGACGAATGTCAATATGTCATTGAGCGTCACAAGCTGTCACGCACTCAGCTTCGTCAATTGAAGAATCGTCCTCACTTTCGCAAGAACGTCATTGACGAAATCATTGCTGGCGGTGAAGGGTATGTGAAGAAGTATTGGGAAGACACCATCAAAGACTACTCTTTGAACTTCGGTGTTGATCGCTTTGAAGTGCTGGAGTATTGGGGCAACGTTGATGTTGATCTGCTCATTGAAAACGAAGTGGACATTCCTGAAGAATTCAAAGACGCTGGTGAACTGCAAGCAAACATTTGGTATTGCAACGGTAAAATTCTTCGCTTGGTGTTGAATCCTTTCAAGCCTTCAAAGATTCCCTACTACGCTGTCCCTTACGAACTCAACCCATACAGCCTTGCTGGTATTGGTGTTGCAGAGAACATGGACGACACACAGACATTGATGAACGGCTTCATGCGTATGGCTGTTGATAATGCTGTGTTGTCAGGCAACTTGGTGTTTGAGATTGATGAAACCAACCTTGTGCCCGGTCAAGACATGAGCGTCTATCCCGGCAAGGTGTTTCGTCGTCAAGGCGGTGCTCCCGGTCAAAGCTTGTTCGGTACTAAGTTTCCTAACGTGTCGCAAGAGAACCTTCAGTTGTTTGACAAAGCTCGTCAGCTTTCCGATGAAGCTACAGGTATGCCATCGTTTGCTCACGGTCAAACTGGTGTGAGTGGTGTTGGTCGTACAGCGTCTGGTATTTCGATGCTGATGAATGCTGCCAGCGGTTCGATCAAGACAGTGATTAAGAACGTCGATGACTATTTGTTGGCACCACTTGGTAAAGCCTTCTTCAGCTTCAACATGCAGTTTGACTTCGACCCTGAAATCAGAGGTGACTTGGAAGTCAATGCTCGTGGTACAGAATCGTTGATGGCTAACGAAGTGAGAAGCCAACGTCTGATGCAGTTCTTGCAGATTGTAAGCAACCCTGCATTGATGCCGTTTGCTAAGATGCCTTACATCATCCGTGAAATTGCTAAGGCGATGGACCTTGATGAAGACAAGGTGACGAACAACATGGACGAAGCTGCTCGTCAAGCTGCGTTGATGCCACAGCCTGCTGCACCTGCTGGCGCTCCTGCCGCTGGTGGCGCTCCCGGTGTTCCCGGTGTGGCTGACATGACAGGCGGTGGTGGTGGCAACATCGGTGTTGGTGCTGCTCCGCAACCGGGCGAACAAGGCTTTAGCGCTGCACCACAACCCGCACCTGTTGGAGCCGCTTAATGGATAAAGAATTCCTTCCAAAACTCAAAGGTATGCTGAACAGTCCTCATCTGTGGGATGCCTTTGTTGAAAAGCTCGACTATGACATTGAGCAACACCAGCGTAAATTGGAACAAGCAACTGAGATGTCCGATGTGTTTAAAGCACAGGGTGCAATAGTTGCACTACGTCAGTTGAAGTATTTGAAAGACGAAATCAATGCAAAATGAAATGAATCAATTGTTCGCTGAAGGCGGTGTCATGCAAGAAGGTGGCACAGTCGATCCAGTTTCTGGTAACGATGTACCTCCCGGCGCAATGAAAGAAGAAGTGAGAGACGACATTGACGCTAAGCTAAGCGAAGGTGAGTTTGTCATTCCCGCCGATGTTGTTCGCTATATTGGTCTTGAAACTTTGATGAAGCTTCGTGACAAGGCTAAGGCTGGTCTTAAGAAGATGGAAGAGATTGGTCAGATGGGTAATGCTGAAGAAGTAGAAAACCCTGAAGCGCTGCACAGTGATGAAGAAGAAATGGATGATGAGTCTTTCTCTTCTGAGATTGATTCCATTCTTGGTGAAGACAACGAACAAGAGTTTGCCAAAGGCGGTGATGTACGTAAGTATGCCCCCGGTGGTTATGTAGGTGGTGAAGACAATAAAAAGCTTTATGCTGACGCTCCCATCAGAGGTTTTGAAATGGTGGCTATGACCAATGATGCTGGTCAGACCATCTATATTCCTTTCATTAACGGTGTGGCTCAGTTATCTATTCCTACTGGTTATAAAGTTAAGACGCCTACTGCTGGTACAACACCTGCTCCAACTACAGGTGGTGATGGTGGTGCTGCCACTACACAGCCAATTGAAAGTGGTGGTGACGGTGGTGGACCAAGTGATGGTGGTGGTACAACATCTAGTCCGGGTTTCAGTATTGGTGAAGACGGGTTTGCTACACCGAATGAAACAAGCCCTGCATTGGGAAGTTTAGCTGGTCTTGCTATCAGCATGGTTACTGGTATACCGGGTTTAAGTACGCTTGGTAAGGCCGCAGTAGAACAATCAAACTTCTCAAGCGCACAAGCTGCAATGGGTTTCAACGTTGCTGTTTCTGACACAACAGCCGCTGCAAATAATGAAGGTGTGACAACCGCTGCCGCCACTACAGGCCCGTCCGGTACAGGTGGTTCTGCCGCCGCCGCTGCCGCTAGTGCTGCCGCCGCCGCCTCTGCTGCTGGTCATTCCGATGCAGCAATTGGTGCTGCTTCACAAGCCGCCGCTGATGCTACTGTTGCTGGTGCTAGTGCTGCTGATGCAGCCGCCGCTGCCGCTGATGCTGCCAATGCTGCTGCTGCCGATGCAGCCGATGCTGAGGGTGGTGGTCTTGGTACTGCTGCCACAGATGGTGTAGGTGGTGTTAGTGGGGTAGGTGCAAGCGATGGTTCTGGTACAGCCGCTGGTGAAGGTACAGGTGGTACTGCTGCCGGTGATAGTGGTGATGGTGGCGCTTCCGCTGGTGATGGCTCTGGTCCCGGATCAGGCGATGGTGATGGTGGTTACGCCAAAGGTGGTTTCGTTTCTAAGAAGAAAACAAAGACTGCACCTAAACCAACAAGTTTAGCTGCTCGTCGTAAATAAGCTACAATGAGAATACCAAAGTCTGTGGTGGGCAGACTGGTACTTAATAACACCCACCATCATTGGCTACCTGACTCCGAGACAATATAGTCTCCTACAGTGCAGCCCCAACTTAAAAGGTATTTATGTCTGAAATGGTAATGGAACAGCAGTCGCAGAAAACTGCGGTTGTCCCCTTCGGTAAACGCAACGCCAACCGTGAGCGCATCGAACGAGAAGAAGCTGAGCTTAAACAACTCAGTGAACAAAACAACAAGCCTGCTCCGGTGGAAGAAAACGCTGATGACGACAGCAACTTGAGCGCTGAAGAGAAGAGCTTCAAAAAGCGCTATGGCGATCTTCGTCGTCATTCACAACAACAAGCGTTAACTTTGCAAAAGCAAATTGACGAACTGAAAGAACAGCTTACAAAATCTACCGAGCAACAAATCAAGCTGCCGACAAGCGAAGAAGAACTGGCAACATGGGCAAAGACCTATCCAGACGTGGCAAAGATTGTTGAAACTATTGCCATCAAGAAAGCCAAAGAACAAACAGCAGCGCTTGATGAACGCTTCAAAGCCTTGGACGAGCGAGACAAACTGACAGCACGAGAGAAGGCTGAGCTTGAGTTGTTGAAGCTGCATCCCGACTTTGACACCATTCGAGACACTGATGACTTCCACAACTGGGCAGAAGAACAACCAAACTGGGTACAGCAAGCTTTGTATGAGAACGATACAGACGCTCGTTCTGCTGCTCGTGCCATTGATCTGTATAAGATTGATCGCAACATTGGTAAAGCGAAACCAGAGAAGAAGAATTCTGGTGCGGCAGAGAGTGTCAACACCCGTGGTAGCAGGTCTGCCCCGTCCGGTGAAGACACTGACGGTGTCATCTACGAATCGCAAGTGAATAAGATGAGTTCTTTGCAGTACGAGAAGAACATGGAAGCTATTCAGAAGGCTATGCAGACTGGTAAGTTTGTGTACGACTTGAGCGGTAATGCACGATAATAGTTGACACGGGCTGAAAAAGTCTGATATAACTTTACATAGGACGAAAAGGGTAGCTCCCCTGACCATGCCGATTCATGGCCTAGTCCTTTATCTAATCGGGGATTGTTATGAATGATATGAAGACTTGCAGTTGTTGCAAGATTGAGAAGAGTGTTAGTGAGTTCGGTAAAGACAACTCTAAAGCTAGTGGTATTAAATCTAGTTGTAAGAGTTGTAACAATTCAAACATTAAAGTTTGGAGAGAAAAGAACAAGGAGTACCGACTGTCTTATGACAAACAGTACCGCACCAACAACAAGGAAAAGATTAAAATTAAGAATCAGAAGCGTTATGCTAATCTGACGCTTGATGAAAAGTTTGATCAGTTAGTGAAGACTGCTGATAAACGAAAGAATAAGAAGTGTTTTATCACTGTTGAACATCTTCATGATGTTTGGCAGAGACAAGAAGGTCTATGTGCTTACACTAAGTTGCCGCTGACTAGCGAAGGCCACCAACTTAATACAGTAAGCCTAGACAGAGTAGATAGTAGCAAAGACTATACGGTTGATAATATCCAATTGGTCTGTGTTCCTATCAATAGGATGAAGCTTGACTACACTGAAGAAGTGTTTATTGAGCTTTGTCGTTTAGTAACGCATAACGTAAGTAAGCAGACAACCTAGTTGATCTAGCCTATGCCAGCCTCTTTAGCTAGAAGAGGTTTGTCATACACCTAGTTGATACAGCCCTGTGGAACTTGAGTGAGCGTATTTTAGTATATGCCATACATTTATCTATAAGGAACTTATCATGGCTTTTCCATCCGCAGTCGGTCACGGCAATTTGCCCAATGGCAATTTTTCGCCAGTTATTTATTCCAAGCAAGTACAGCTTGCATTCCGTAAAGCTTCTACAGTTGAAGACATCACCAATAGCGATTTCTTTGGTGAGATCGCTAATATGGGCGACAGTGTAAAGGTCGTGAAGGAACCTGAGGTGTCAGTCCAAGCTTACGCTCGTGGTACTCAGATCACCGCGCAAGACCTCGACGACGAAGACTTCACCTTGGTTGTTGACCAAGCGAACTACTACGCCTTCAAAATCGATGACATCGAAGCTGCTCACTCGCATGTGAACTTCATGCAGATGGCATCGGACCGCGCTGCCTATCGTCTGCGTGACAACTATGACCAAGACGTGTTGGCATATCTGTCGGGCTATCAGCAGTCTGCCAAGCACACCGCTGGCGACACCGCCCGTACCACTGCTCCCGGCACTAAAGCTGTGGCCTCTGCTGGTGCTGACGAACTGTTGTCGAGCATGAAGCTGAGCCGTCCTAGCTTCAGCAACCTGACTACTGCTGGTTCTGTTGGTGACTCCATCCCTCTCGCTCCACGTTTCCCCGGCGCTACAGCCGCTTCCACTACCACTGTGTCTCCCCTGACCGTGATTGCCCGTATGGGTCGTCTGTTGGATCAGCAGTTCGTTGACACTCAAGGTCGTTGGTTGGTCGTTGACCCCGTGTTCGTTGAGATGTTGAAGGACGAAGACAGCCGCCTGTTGAATGGTGACTTCGGTGGTTCCGGTCTGCAAAACGGCCTGATCCTGAACAACCTGCACGGCTTCCGTATCTATGTGTCGAACAACACTCCTAAGATCGGTACTGGTCCCGGCACTTCCGGCACTTCTGCTCAGTCCACCAACTTTGGCGTGATCATCGCCGGTCATGACTCTGCTGTGGCAACTGCTCAACAGTTGACAAAGACTGAGACATATCGTGACCCCGACAGCTTCGCTGACATCGTTCGCGGTATGCACCTGTATGGTCGCAAAATCCTGCGTAGCGAAGCCATCGTGACTGCAAAGTACAACGTGGCCTGATGAAACAGGGGAGGCTCACAAGGCTTCCCCGTTTATATATTTACACATAAAGGAAATTTAAAATGGCTACCATTACAACTCTTGCTGCTGGCGCTACCGCTGGTCGCACCGCTGGCTCCGTGCCTTATCTGGTCGATAAAGTTATCGACTTCGCTGCCGCCGCAACTGCCAAAGGTTCTGCCTTGGCTGCTGCTGACGTTATCGAGTGCATCTCTGTGCCTGCTAACACTGTCGTCTTGAATGCTGGTTTCGAAATCACTACCGTCCTCGGTGGTGAGTCGAACGACACCACTTTCGATTTGGGCACTGGCGTTGACGCTGACGTGTTCGTTGACGGCTTCGATGCTGACGCCGCTGCTGCTGGTGCTTATGCACAGAACGCTGCTGCTTTCCAACCCATCGTTGTTGGCGCTACTGCTGACACCATTGACCTCACCATCGCCACTGCCACCACTGCTCCTACCTCTGGTGCTGCTCGTGTGTGGGCTGTGTTGATGAATGTCGATGGCCGCATTGCTGCCGACGAAGTTGACCGCGACCAACTGGCCTAATCTTTTAGGCTGACCTAAGAGGGAGGGTCTTCCACGAGGCTCTCCCTTTTGTTGTTTATAACTAGGAAATATTATGGCTATCACCTCCGCACTCTGCACCAGCTTCAAGAAAGAATTGTTGGAGCGTAAGCACGACTTCAATGCCTCTAGTGGTCACACTTTCAAGATTGCTTTGTACACATCGTCTGCATCGCTCGACGCAGCCACCACAGACTACACCACTTCTAACGAAGTTGTTGGTACAGGCTACACCGCAGGTGGTATCGCATTGACCAACATCGATCCTGCTACCAGTGGTACCACAGCCTTCATCGACTTCGCTGATGCTACATGGCCCAATGCCACCATCACAGCCGCTGGCGCTCTCATTTACAACACTACTACCGATGGTGGTTCCGGCACCACTGACGCTGTTGCTGTCATCTCTTTCGGTGGTGACAAGACATCGACCAACGGTGACTTTGTTGTGCAGTTCCCCGCAGCAGACGCTTCCAACGCCATCATTCGTATTGCTTAATAGATGGCAACAACTGTACGCTCTGGCGCTATATACGGCATAGGCACCTATGGTGTCTCCCGTTATGGTGTTAGCAATGTAGCCTATACACCTGATGGTGTAGCTGGTGTTGCTACGTCAGATAGTGGTGTTGTCATTACAGGTGATGCCAACCACGTTGTTGTCAGCTTAGTTAGCCCTGCCATTGTAGGCAGTGTAGGTGTTGTTGGTGTAGCTGTTACAAGCGTCACAGGTGTTCAAGCCTCTGCTGTGTTGAATGACAATGTGTCGTTCAGCTTAGGGTGCAGGTTCTCTGTTGATGGTGTTGCTGCTACAGGTGCTGTCGGTGATACAACAGTCGTTGCTAAAGCGACAACGCTTCTTTCTGGTGTTAGTGCTACAGGTTTCGTTGACTCGCTCACCATAGCTGCTGATGCCAACACAGACGTTACAGGTGTTGAAGCTTCGTTCTCGATTGGTGAAGTTGATGTTCGATCAATCAACCGCATTCCTGTAGACGGTATTGCTGCTACAGGCGCTGTTGGTGACATGGTTGTTGTCGCAAACGCCAACACTTTGTTGACTGGTATTGCTACACAAACGTTGTTAGGTGGTGTAGTTGTTGCAGCCGATAACGTTTATGAACTTATCGGTGTAGCTGCAACGTCTGCATTAGGTAGTGTTGCCATTGCAGAGAATGCTCGACCAACATTTGATGGGGTCTTTGCTGTTGGTGTTGTCGGCACTGTTGGTATAACTACTGTTGTCTTCAACTACAACGCCATTGCTGCTCTGTACGATAGACGTAGAACTGTCAGTGTTGACAGACGTAGCAGCAGCAGCGACAGGACAGTGGTTGTAGCGGCGCAAGACAGAACGGTATATGTTGATAGAGTGTCTACACCATCGACACGTTCTATACACGTGTCGAGCGAAGACAGAAAAGTGTACACGTATAGAAAGCCTAGCTCGTCTGACCGATCAGCTTTGGTAGCTTAAACAGGAATAGAGGAAGTATATGTCGTTTAAATGGCCTTCAAAGGACAAAGATGAAACACTAGACTACAGCATTGACTGGTCTAGGTTTCTTAATGGTGCGACTATTAGTTCCATCACTTGGTATGTTGACAATGCTGACGGTGTTGCTACAGCTATCACTGCTGGCTCTACCGTCAACGGTATTCAGAACGTTGCACAAACTATCAGCAATGGTGTAGCCACAATCAACCTCGGCTTAGGTACTAACAACTACGACTACAAGTTTACATGCCGTATGGCTGACAGCACAGGTAATGTTGCTGAACGTGTTGTGCGTTTGAAGATTAAGGAACAATGATATGGCATACGACTACATTGGGTTGGTCAATGATGTGAACAGACGACTTAACGAAGTTGAACTGACTTCTGCAAACTTTGACACCGCCACTGGTTTCTATTCGCAAGTTAAAGACTCTGTCAATGCGGCGCTACGTGATGTTTATGATGCTGGTCAAGACTGGCCTTTCAATCATGTGATTGCTGAAGATACGTTGTCGGTTGGTATCACTCGTTACGCTTTCCCGTCTGATGCATCCACCATTGACTTTGACACTTTCCGAATCAAAGCTGACAGCACATTGGGTAATGACACAGTGAAGCTGTCCATCATGCAGTATGAAGACTACCTTGAAAAAGCTGTAGATCAAGAATACTCCACAGACACATCAAAGCTCACCATCCCTAAGAACATTGTTCATGCTCCTAGCTTGGAGTGGTTGGTTGTTCCTGCTCCTGATCAAGCCTATGAAGTGGTGTATGAATACTACAGGGTTCCGGTAGACCTTCTCAACGACACAGATGTTCCTGCTGTTCCTGAGCGTTTCAAGCATGTCCTCATTGACGGTGCCATGTATCACGCTTACATGTTTCGCAGCAATGAACAAGCTGCCAACTTAGCTAAGAATAAGTTTGAAGAAGGCATCAAGCGTATGCGTACTATGCTGGTCAATCGTGTCAGCTATATGCGCTCTACCGCCATCAACCAAACCTCGTTCTCTGCGTTCGGTGAAAGGGTTAAATAATGGCTGACGGATGGCAGACATATCCTTTTGAGTTTCGTGGAGGACTGGTGTCAAACCTGTCGCCTCTACAGCATGGTACTCAAGCACCCGGTAGCGCTCGACTGCTGAGAAACTTTGAGCCTTCAGTGGACGGTGGTTATCGCCGCATCGAAGGTTTTGATAAATACTCAAGCTCTTTCGTTCCAGCTTATGGTGAGCCGTTGGTACAAGGTGGTAGCCAAACAGGGACAACATTGCTTGTCTCCAACTTGTTTGCTGCCCCTGTAGTTGGCGACACATTCACCATTGCAGGTGTTACAGGCACTTACACAATTGCCACTGCTGGTGTTAGCTACAACAGCACATACAAGCAAGCAACGCTTACACTGACAACATCGTTAGCGTCTAGCCCTGCCGACCAAGCAGCCATCACCTTTACCAGCCATACAGGACTCATCAAGGGTGTTGTTGCTTGGAACGATACTGTGCTGGCCTATCGCAACGGTGACATCTATTCCACCACTGGCTCAGGCTACACCAAAATCAACAAGCCTGTATACGGCACTGTGTTGGTCAATGGCGGCTCTCAGACAGGTACAACATTGGCTGTTGACGGGCTGACAAGTGTTCCACAGATTGGTGACACCTTCATTGTTGCTGGTGTTGCTTTGGTGTATACAGTGTTGGCTGTACCAACTGTCACCTCCACTGCTGCATCCATCTCCATCTATCCCGCTTTAGCGTCTAGTCCAGCCAACAACGCTGCCATCACTTGGAAGTCTGTTAGCCGTGCTAACGGTGGCAAGCTTCGTGTAGCGAAATATCGTATTGCTGGTGTAGACAAAGTGATGGGTGTTGATGGTTACAACTTCCCCTTCACATGGGACGGTACAACCTTCACTGCATTGTCGTCTGCTCCGTCTGATGTAGTTGGTGCTGAGTTTGTTGTCTATCACAAGAACCAGATGTTCTTTGCTAAAGGTGAAACTGTCATCTTCACTGCACCCTACACCGACTCAGACTTCTCTGCTGCCAATGGTTCAGGTGTCATCAATGTTGGTGGAGCCATCACAGCACTCATCGTGTTCCGTGAAAGCCTCATCATCTTTACCGATAAAACCATCAGTCAGTTGACAGGCAACACCTTACAAGACTTTGTGCTGCAACCAATTACACGCAATGTAGGATGTGTTGCTTCTGACACTGTTGAGGAAATTGGTGGTGATGTCATCTTCCTCGGTCCTGAAGGATTGCGTCTGCTTAGCGCTACAGACCGTGTTGGCGACTTCAACTTGGGCGTGGTGTCTAAGCCTATTCAACAGGAGATGACAAGTCTCATTGCATCTAGCTCGTCTTTTGCAAGCTGTGTCATCAAGCAGAAAAGCCAATACCGTTTGTTGGGGTATAACAGCAGCGTGTCTACATCAAGCGCCAAAGGTATCATGGGTACACAGACAGTCGGCAACGACACTGGTGTTATGTCGTGGGCTGAGACAGTTGGTATCAAAGCCTATGTCTGTGACAGCGACTATGTCAATCAGACAGAGACATTGGTGTTTGCTCACAGTGATGGCTTTGTCTATCAGATGGAGAGCGGTAATAGCTTTGACGGCTCTAACATTGTTGCTTCGTTTGCTACACCTTTTGTTTACATCAATGATCCTCGTGTGCGTAAGACGTTCTACAAGATGGTGCTCTATACAGACCCACAAGGCGGTGTTACCACCTCTGTCAACTTGAAGCTTGACTTTGACAACGCAGGGTCTATTCAGCCTGCCACCATCAACTTGTCCAATGAGACAGGCACTGTAGGTTTTTATGGTAACAGTGGTGCTAAGTATGGCACTACAGTTTATGGCAGCAAGTTGTTGAAACAGTTTGAGACACAACTGATTGGTTCAGGTTTTAGTGTTTCGATTCAGTTTGTCTCTGATGGACAGAACCCACCGTTCTCTCTTGATGCTGCAACCATTGAATATAGTACACACGATAGACGCTAATGCGTTATAACTAACTAGGTAAGGAAAACATATGGCAGGCTATACCCGTACAGACACCACTAACAACATTGCTGATGGCAACATCATCAACGCCACCGACCTCGACAATGAGTTCGATGGTATTCAGGCAGCATTCAATAGCTCCACTGGTCACAACCATGACGGCACCACTGGTGAAGGCGCTCCCATTCTTGTGTTGGGTCCAACACAGGACGTGGTGGTTGGTGCATCCACTGTGACACCAAAGACCACCAACACTGTTGACATTGGCTCTAGCTCGTTGAAGTTCAAAGACTTGTTCTTGGCTGGTAATGCTTCGATTGGTGGCACCTTGGCTGTCACTGGTGTGGCTACCCTGACAGCACAACCTATCTTGTCTTCGTTGACAGCCAGCCGCGCTGTGTTCACCGATGGTTCTAAAGGGTTGGTTAGTAATGCAATTACTGGCACAGGCAACGTTGTTATGTCGGCTTCACCAACACTCACTGGCACTATCGGTGGTGAGAACGCTACACTTTCCGGTACATTGGGTGTTACAGGTGTTGCTACATTTACAGCGCAACCTATTGTGTCTTCGTTGACAGCTTCTCGTGCTGTGTTCTCTGACGGCTCTAAAGGGCTTGTAAGCAACGCCATCACTGGTACAGGCAACGTGGTGATGTCGGCTTCGCCTACATTGACTGGCACCATTACTGCTGAAGCTTTGACAACATCCAGCACAGTGACATTGAACGGCGGCACAGCCAACGGAGTGGCCTACCTCAACGGCTCCAAAGTCCTGACCACTGGGTCTGCGCTGACGTTTGATGGGACGAATTTTGGTGTTGGTCTTTCTCCTGTGTCTGGATACAAAGCTGCTATTGATGGCGACATTTGGCAGGGCAACACGGCCGGGACAGTTATCGGAACAATTACCAACAATGGCGGTTGGTACGACTTTGGCGCATCTAACAACGTCAACGGCGTTCAAATGTCTCACGGCGCAATTGCTCGCTGGTTGATTGGCGGCTCCGAACAAATGCGCCTGACCAGCACAGGTCTGGGTATTGGGACGAGTTCGCCTGCTTATAAGCTGGATGTTGCTGGCACTGTAAACGTGGTGAACGGTTCCAACGGTCGAATCAACATTGGCGCAACGAACAACTACCTGTACGGCGACTCAAGCGGCAACTTTATTGTCGGGACTTCTGGCAGTGACAAACTACAACTGAACTCCTCCGGCAACCTCGGCTTGGGGGTTACTCCGAGTGCTTGGGGAGCTGGCAAAGCTATTGATCTCAATGGCGGCGTTCTGTGGAGTACCAACACAGGGAACATGCAGTTTGGTCAAAACTTCTACTACAACGGAAGTTCTTACCTTTATAAAGCCAACGGCGCGGCAACAATGTTTGCCGCAGATACTGGTGCTTTTTATTGGTATCGCGCCCCCTCCGGCACAGCAGGTAACGCCATTAGCTTTACTCAGGCGATGACGCTGGATGCGAGTGGGAATTTGGGGGTTGGTACGACAACCACATCGCCGTACCGCTTAAACCTTCTTCGTACAGACGGTAACGTTGCCTACTTTACTGACGGAGCGACTGCTGATTCTTATATTAAGTGTGTTAGCGGTGTAACCACTTTCTCATCTGCTACTGGCGTTCTTGCTTTTGGCACGGGGTCAACCGAACGCGCCCGTATCGACTCCAGCGGTAACTTCACCATCGGCGGTCAAACAGCAACACGCCTTGAAGTCAACCTGACAGAGAACGACAAAGTTGAGCTGAACGCTGTTGACTCTACAAACACCGCAAGGAACTTGGTCTTCTCTACTGGAGACGGCGAACGTGCCCGCATCACTTCCAGCGGCAGCCTCCTCATCAACACTACATCTTCTCCGGGCCTTGGCTCAAAACTTGTGGTGTCCACTGAGTCGTATCCATCAACGACTGAGGCTAACACTGAGTTCCGTGTAGGTTCAACCACTCCTACTTCAGAGCGTTATGTTCTGTTGACTCAGACCTACACTGGCGCGGCTTTTGACAGCCCAATGCTGGCATTCCGCTCTAACGCCAACGGAAGCAACCAAAGTTCGTTTGGGACGATCCGCACCACATACGATGGCGCAATTGTGTTTGGCAATATCAGCACGACAAGCAGCGCAATTTCTGCGGCATCTGAGAAGGCCCGTATCGACTCCAGCGGTAACTTGCAGGTTGGACAAACAGGCGGTTCGGCACGAGTAAACATCACCGCAGGGGGGACGCAAAACGGAATAAATATTACCGTTCCAACGGTCGATTATTTTGGCGCAGTAATTCATAACCAAGCCACCAGCGGGACAAACGTGTTTATGGCGTTTGGTACTGAGGCTTCATTTGCCACTAGAGGCACAATTACATACAACCGAGGCGCAGGTCTTACTGCGTACAACACAACGTCTGATTACCGCGCCAAGGACATCATTGGCCCCGTGACCGACAGCGGTGCATTGATTGACTCTGTGCCTGTTTACATGGGCAAGATGAAAGGTGCTACACAAGAGCGCCCAATGTTTATTGCTCACGAAACACCTGAGTACGCACACACTGGTGAGAAAGACGCTGTTGATGCTGATGGCAACCCTGTGTATCAGCAGATGGATGCAAGCGCCCTTATCCCTGTAATGTGGGCCGAAATCCAAAGTCTCCGTGCTCGACTTGCAGCCGCAAACATTTAACCCCCGAAAGGACTCATCATGACAAACTGGACAATCACCAACATGGACCGCCTGACCGCTGATGGCTTTGTGGTCACCGTTCACTGGACCGCATCACAGACCGATGGCGACTACAGCGCCTCGACCTACTCCACAGTGGGCTTCACAGAGCAGCCCGGTCAAACGATGATCCCCTATGACGAGCTGACAGAAGCTCAAGTCGTTGAGTGGGTGAAGGCATCTCTGGGCGCTGAAGGCGTGGCTGCTGTTGACTTGGCTCTGGCAAACAACATCGCTGCTCAAAAGAACCCTCCTGTGGCTACTGGCACACCTTGGTCAGCATAAGGACTAAGTAATGTCTGACGCTGTGGAAGTCTCACATCGAGAGATATATGATCGCTTAGTTGCTGTTGAAGCTAAAGTGGATAGGATTGACAAGAACACCGATGGTGTTGTCAAAGCCTTTGAAGCGGCCTCTGGTGCCTTCCTTGTTTTGGAATGGATTGCCAAGGCTGCTAAACCCATCATCTTCATCGTCGGTATTGTTGCTGGCGTTGCCACTTGGTGGAACCATAAATGATTGATCCGTTCACCGCCTTAGCTGCTGTAACAACTGCGGTCAATCTTGTCAAGAAAGCTGCCAAGACTGTGGACGATGTTCGCAGCCTTGGTCCTGTCTTGGGTAAATACTTTGACGCTAAGGCTGAGGCTGTGAAGGTGCTTGATGAAGTTCACAAAGGTGGCTTCAAAGGCAGCAACATGGGTAAAGCTGTAGAACTTGAGTTGGCCCTAGCAGACGCTAAGAACTTTGAAGAACAAGTTAAAGGTTTGTTCTTTCCCAACAACATGGATGTGTGGGAGAAGATTGTTGCTCGTCGTAAGCAGATGGATGAGGACGACAAAGCAGCAAGACGTAGAGCCGCTGATGCCGCAATACAGGCGCGTAAGAAACGAAGAGAAGACATTGAATTGTGGACAGCTTTAATTCTTGGCGGCGTCACCATGTTCTTATTGGTGTGGGGTGGTATTGAACTCCTAATCTATTGCAAGGCTATTCAATGTGGAAGCTGATATTCATTGCTGTGTTGTTGGTGGGTTGTGACGAACGCTTTCGTTATGCCTGCCAAGACCCTAAGAATTGGGAAAAGCCTGAATGCATACGACCTGTGTGCTCTATCAATGGTGTATGTCCTGATCAACTGAACAAACCCACTGACATGAAGATGGAGAATGAGAAGTGAAATATACACCTGAACAACTTGATTCGCTTTTACGCTTTGTCATTGGTTTGGTGTTTGCTCTCACTGTGATGGGTATGGTGTTTTTCTCACTGTACTCTTTGGTGTTTGTGACTCAACCCATGAGTGGTATTGCACCCGCTGACAAACAGTTCTTCTTTCTGTTGTCTGATATGAGCAAATACATTCTTGGTTCATTGGCTACGTTGCTTGCCATTAAAGGTAAAGATGTCTTGAACGACATGCTGCCACCTAAAACAAAGAGCACAGAACAACAGGAGACAGAAGATGCTGGCACTCGGACCACTACTTGATATAGGCGGTAAGCTCATTGACAAGCTTATTCCCGACCCTGAAGCTAGAGCTAAGGCACAGGCTGATCTGTTAAAGATGAATCAGGACGGTGAGTTGGCTAAGATGGCTAACGAAACTGAACTGGTGAAGATTGCATCGGCCAACACAGCAGACGCTAGAGACATGCAAAAGACTAACAAGTCTTATATGCCAGCGTTTCTATCAATTGTCACAGTGCTTGGTTTTTTTAGCTTGCTTATTGGCTCAGCACTTGGTTGGCTTACATTGACAGGCTCTGACATTATGATGATGTTGCTTGGTGTGCTTGCTCGTGAGACTGCATCGGTCTATAACTTCTGGCTTGGTAGTTCCAATAGCAGCCAACAAAAAGACAGAATGAAAGAGATCAAATGAAACTATCACCCAACTTCAGCTTGAATGAATTGACACAGAGTGAGACAGCATTACGCAAAGGACTCAACAATGAACCTACCCAAGAAGTCATCTCAGCTTTACAACTGTTGGTCGTCAATGTGTTGCAGCCTATACGTGACCATTATGCTAAAGGTGTCAAAGTTAATAGCGGCTATCGTAGTCCACAAGTGAATGCTTCGGTTGGTGGTAGTCTGACTAGCGATCATTGCAAGGGTATGGCTGCTGATATTGAGATACCCGGTGTTGCTAATGCAGAGCTTGCTGAATACATTAAAGATACGTTACAATTCACGCAATTGATACTTGAGTTTTATACACCGGGTGTACCTGACAGTGGTTGGGTTCATGTGTCGTATGATCCTACCAATCTTAAGAAGCAAGTGATGACAGCAGTTAAGCGTGATGGTAAAACTGTATATCTGCCCGGTCTAGTGGCGTAATAGGAAACAATATGGATAAGAGCTTCACAGCAAAACAAAAAGAGATTGTCGCTCGTAAGATGGGCTATGATGGTCCTATGCAGATGTTCGATGAATTCTTGGCAGCTTCACCGTCTGACTCGCAGCGTTACAGCGCTATCACTTCTAAGTTTGCTGAGCGCATGGCTAAGGGTGGGTTGGTTAAAGGTTATTTCTCTGGTGGTGATATTCTCAGCCGAGCTGTCAACGCTGTTGTTGATACACAAAAGAAAGCAGCCGCTGACGCTAAAGCAGCCGCTGACGCTAAAGCAGCCGCTGACCGTGGCGCTGTCACTACACCGCTTTCTACCATCTCCAATGCATCTCCTGCTGCACCAGCGATGACAACAGCACCGGGTTACACAGCAGAACAAACTACGATGGTTCCCGGTATGACAGCACAGGCCGTCACTGCTGGACCAACTGCTACAGCCGCTGCTGCTCCTACTGTGACAGCACAGGGTGTTAGCGCTCCTGCCGCTGTTAAAACAACAGCCGCTACAACCACAGATACAACAGCGGAAATCCAAGCTGCACAGGCTAAACAGGCTGCTGCTACAGGTGTTGTTTCTCCACAAGCACAGGTGGCTGCACAGCAAGGCACAGTTTCTCAAGGGGCATTGGCTACTCAACAACAAGTTGGTAGTCAATTCATTGCTCCTGTTGTTGCTGGTACTAGAACTACAGAGGCCGGTGAACTCGTCACTGCTCAGACAGACATGCCTGCTGTCACAGCACAGGCTGCTCAAGCTGCTGCTCCTACTGCTGTACAGGCGGCTACAGATGTTGTGCAAGCTAATGAGTTGGTTAAACCTGCTCAAATTGCTGAGCGTGATATGGCACAGGCTACAGCTATTACCTCTGCTGGTCTTGCACCGGACGCTAAAGTTGTTGCTGCTCGTCTTGATAAATTCACAGTTGATGACGGCACTCTTGCTGCTGCTGCACAAGGTGATGTCGATGCACAGTCCACTGTACAAGGACAGCTTACACAGTTGATGAATAGCTTTAACGATGGTGCCACCCCTGCTTGGGCTGCTGGCGCTATTCGTGCCGCTAACGCTGCTATGGCTTCTCGTGGTTTGGGTGGTAGTTCTATGGCTGCTACTGCCATCTTCCAAGCTGCTATGGAAAGTGCCTTGCCTATTGCTGCACAGGATGCCCAAGTGTTTCAACAGATGGGTATGCAGAACCTGAACAACCGTCAGCAAACTGCATTGGCTAACGCTGCTGCTCAACAAGGGTTGTCTTTGCAGAACCTGTCTAATGAGCAACAGGCTCGTCTGACAAATGCTACCAACTCGTTTGCTCTTCAGAGTCAGAACCTGTCCAACATGCAACAGACAATGTTGGCTAACACACAGATTAGGGCATCGTTGCAAGGACAGAACTTATCTAACCAACAACAAGCCGCTGTAGTTAATGCTGCTCGTTATGCTGAAATGGCAAACATCAACCTGAACAACATTCAGCAAGCTGCTTTGCATAACAGTTCCATGCAGGTGCAAGTTGATGTGTCCAACGCTTCCAATCGTCAACAGGCAGCTTTGGCTAATGCTCAGATTGAAGCTGCTCGTCAGGGTAAGATATTGGACAACAAGCAACAGACTGCTGTGTTGAACGCTACACGTATTGCTGAAAACCTTAACACCACTTTCACCGCTGCACAGAACGCTGCTCTTAGTAATTCACAGTTGATGAAAGACATTGGTGTTGCCAACTTGAGTGCTGCACAGCAAACAACACTTGCCAACGCTGCCACTCTTGCTGCGATGGACATGACCAATCTGAACAACCGTCAACAAGCTGCTGTGCAAAATGCTCAGGCTTTCTTGGCTACGGACATGAAGAACTTGGACAACAAGCAACAGATGGCTGTGTTGCAGAGTCAGCAGATTACACAGTCTATTTTGTCTGATGCCGCTGCTGCTAATGCTGCTTCTTTGACAAACGCAACTAATGCAATTGAAGTTGATAAAGTTAACGCAACATTGGCACTCACTGCTCAACAGTTCTCTGCTTCTGAAAAGAACAAGATTGCTGTTGCCAACATGGACGCCGCTAATGAGTTGATTAAGTTCAATGCTCAAGAAGCTAATGACCGTGCAGACTTTAATGCTAAAATGGCTACAGAGATTAACGTAGCTAATGCTAGGTTGTTGGCTGAAGTGTCCACTGCAAACACTGCCGCTGTTAATGCAGCCAATGCTGTGAATGCTAAGAACGCTACAGACTTGTCAGCTTCTCAATATGCACAACAGAGTCAGACTTATCGAGACTTGTTAGAGATGTCTTGGAAGACTGGTGAAAGTGGTAAAGATCGTATTGCTAATCTGGCAATTGCTTCTGTGCAGAAAGATGTTGCTAACATTAAAGCTGATGCTGATGAAAGTGCTTCTTGGGGTAAGTTGTTCATCGAAGGTGTGAAGAACTGGGACACCATATCGAAGATTATTGGTGGGTAATGAAGGACTAAAATGCAACACATCAAAAACTACATGAATAAAATCGAAGCTCTAATTTCTTCCAAAGAAAAAGGAGCAAAGAAAACTAAGGAAGCTAAAGGATTGTTAGCGCCAACAAAACCTTCCGCATCTTCAAAGCAAACTGAGTTGGATGTTATTGCCAGCTTTGTACAAAGTATTCGACAGTCACGAGAGGAAATGAAGAATGGCTAATCTTAGTCCCGTTGATCTTATCAAACCTGTACCACCCGGTATTTCGTGGACAGCAGAACCTAAGAGTCGTCCTTGGTCTACACCACCTAAATTTGTTACAGTGAATGACGTTGCTCAAGGATACGTCACCAATCTGTCGTCTGCTAGTATGATCAACTCCACTCTCGATGCTATTGAGACTGGTGTACCATTGGCAGCATTGGCTAATGGAATGATGTTGTCCGGTGTAGCTTCAGGTATTCACACAATCGATACTGGTATATTGGTTGTTCCTGTCATCATTGAGATGTTGAAGACCACTGCTGAACTGCACGGAGTTAAGTATCAAGTGTTTGAAGAAGACGAAGATGCGGGTACGATTCCTGATCGTGTAGTGAAACAAGCAATGAAGAAAGCTTCGGTTGCTGTTGAAGAAGTTGTTGAACCTCAAGTAGAGCTTTCAGGCTTGATGGCTCGTAAGCCTAAGAAGATGGAGAGTATGTAATGGGATTCAAGTTTAGTTCATTTGCGGCTGGTGCCGCTGAAGCCGTTGTAGACACTCTCAAGAAAGACGAGGAAGAAGCGTCTAAGGTTGGGATGTATGGTGTTAAAGCACTCAAAGAAAACTACGACAAGGTGATGGCTGAAAACCGTAAGCTTGAAGATAAGTTTCTAAAGAACAAAGAAATCTTAAAGACCTTTGACAGCACAGCCACAGATGCTGAATTGTTTGCTGCCGCCACTAATGATGCTGCTATGGAAATGGCAGTCAAAGCTGCTGAAGCCAATCCCGGTAATTTCAGAGTGGCTGACTTTGTAAAGATCAAAGAAGCTAATGCGTCTAAGCGCTCCTTTGAAGAAGCGATGAAAGCTTATACATCGATTCCTGAAGTGTCTAAGAGTGCTCGTAAAGCTGAAGGGATTGTTGTTGATGAAGACACCAACTTCTTTGCTCAGATTAGAAAGGGTGCATCAGATCGTGCAGCCAGTAAAGCTGAAGAGCAAACCGCTAGAGCTATGGGTGTTTCCATTGAACAGCTTCGTGCCGCCAGTGGATTCAAACGTCCTGAGATTGATACTGGTGCAACCTTTAACATGGCAGCATTCCAGAAAGAGAAAAGCTACGACGAGCGTGAGAAAGACGCTAAGCTTGCTTTGTTGAAAGCTGAACAAAAAGGTGATACCGAAGCTATTAATGTGGCTAAGGCTGATCTTATGATCTTCAAGAACATCAAAGACACATTGACATCCGAACAACAACAGTTCTCTAACAAGGTTGCTGACATCAAGAACCGTTATATGTTCGGTACTGCTGAAGAGCGTAAAGCGGCTAAGCCTGAATACGACAAACTCATGGCTGATGTACGTGCTGAAGCATTGGCTAAGAAGGCTGGTGAAGGTGCTGGTGAAGGTAAGATTCCTGCATTGGGTACATTGAACACCTTCACATCTGCTGCTGTTGCTCGTGCTGTTGCTGCTAAGCATGGTGACTTGATCAAGACTAAGCAGCTTGCTATTGTTGAGAAGGCTGACGGTAGTGTTGGTATCGACTACATCGGTGATAATGAAACTCTTCGTCGTCAAATCTTGGAGACACAAGCTAACGCAGCGAAGAATGCTTTGTCGCTTTACACAGACGCTAAGGGTCAGCCGTTCAATCGTGATGTTGCATCGGTGATGAACTCGTACACATCGGTTGTTCCTTCTGTTGTTAGAACAGACGGTGGTAATGCTGCGCCTGCTGCTGCTGGACCACAGCCTGCTGCAAAGCCAACAGTGCCTTCACCTACAGCAAACAGTGTCACCGTGGACGGTAAGGTCTATACACGACCTACAAACTTCACAGATCAACAATGGAATGAATACAAGAAATCTGTAGGGGCAACTAAATGAGTCCAGAAGAATGGCTGAAACAATCCACACCTGCTGCACCTTTGTCGCCAGAAGAATGGCTGAAGTCACAGAGTGTTACAGGTGATACATCACTAGCGCCAACACCACAACAAATTGAACGCATGGCTGCAAAGCCTGAAGTGGATTTGACCAAGCCTGCTATGGCTGCACCACGTCAACGTGCTACAGAGTTGAAGAAGGTACAGACTGCTGCTATTGAAGAGCGTAACAAACCTAAGTTTGACTACCAAGAACTCTATACCAATCCTGACTTGTTCAAGATTGTTACTGACTACAACAAGGTTGCCACTGGTAAAGAGTACAAAGAAGGTCAGAACAAAGAACAATACGTTGCTTCTTTTATGTCTGAGTTGCGCGGTAATGAGTGGAACACTTTCTCTAACATTGCTGCTCTCAACAAGCTGAAGAACTCATCAATGCCTGATCGTGAGAAGTTGGCACTTGGTAATCGTTTGTTTGATCAAGTTAAAGATGCTACGGAAAAAGGTGGTCAACCCGGTGCTGCACCATTCGTTGACATTGCAAAGTCTGCACTCACTGACTTGACCAACTACATTGGTTTCGGTACTGCTGCTGTAGGTAAGAAGCTCATTGCTAAAGAAGCAACAAAGGCTGCAACATCTGCTATTCTTAAAGCTACCCCTGCTGCTGTCACTACTGCCACTGTAGGCACAGAAGCCATCGTCGGTGTTGGACAGAACGTCATCGAACAAAAGAAGAAACAAGAAGTAGCTAAGTCGCTTGGTGAACAGCCTGCTGAACTTGATGCTGGTCAAATGGCGGTTGCTGCTTTGTTTAGCTCTGTTGGTGGCTTTGCTGAAGCTAAAGGTACATTGGCTGTTCCCGCTGGTAAGTCCGGTGCTGATCAACTCACTGACATCTTGAAGAAGAAACAAGCCCTGCCTACCAATCCCAATGCACCAGTCACATCGACTGAGCGCATCTTGATTGACCCTGTCACTGAGAACATGGACAAGGTGGTTGAAGACTTCATCAAGATTGAAGGTCGTCGCATCTTGGACGAAGTCAATCCCGCTACAGCTTTGACAGATTCAAAGATTCAAAAGGACATGTCCGCTCGTGCTGTTCGTGTAGCGATGCACGTCATTGAGCAAGACCCAACGTTCCGTCTTAAACCCAATCAACAAACTAGCTCTGCCATCAACGAAGTGTTCTCCAATCTGGACAATGTAGACGATGTTGTACTGGAACAGGCTATTCGTAAGGAAGGTTTGACACCAGACGACTTCGCTAAAGCAAACAAGATGACGGTGACAGAAGCTGCTCAGGTTATGCAGCAATATTCTGCTGCGTCTAAGCTGTTGACTAAAATGACAAATCTTGATCCGGAGGTTGCTAAGCAAGTAGATGCTTTGTTTGCCAAACCAGACAGTCAAGTGACAGCGCTTGGCCGTGTTGGTCAAGTTATAGTGAATGTTGAACGCGAGTCTAAGGCTTGGATTGTTTCTGGTATCGGCACCACAGTTCGTAACGTGCTTGGTACTAGTGTTGGTCTGACATACAATTCCGCTGCTTCACTCATTGAAGGAGCGATGTACACTGTTGGTCGTACTCTCGATGGTGCAGCTAAAGGTCAGCGACTCACCACTGCCATGCGTAGTCTTGGTGACACAATGAGTGATGCGTTCAGTGTGTACGGGTACATGGCAAAGGGTGGGTTGTCTACTGAAGTGACAGATACATTGTTGCAGCACAACCCTGCATTGCGTAACAACATTTTGAGCGCTACAGAAGGTGTTAATGATAATATCTCTAAAGCTGCTCAGGTATTCAACATCTTGAACGTGGCACAGGATGCTTTCTTCCGCAAAGCCATCTTCAACGCTGCTGTTGAGAAACACATGCGCCGCGCTGGTTTGGACATGTATGAAACAATTGGTGCAGGTAAGACTATTCCCGCATCGATCTTGAAACAAGCTACTGATGAAACATTGAAGGCTACATTCTCCTACACACCGAAGATGCCGAAGAAGGGTGTGGTTGGTTTTGAGGCTGGTGCAGAAAAGTATGGCAACTTATTTGTCAAGGCTGCTGAAGGACCGGGCGGTAGTTTAATTGCTCCATTCCCACGATTCATGTCTAATGCTATTGCTTTCCAATATCGATATAGCGTCTTCGGCGCAGCATCAGGTATAGAAGACTTGCTGCAAGGGTCTTTGTTGAAGGCAGCAGGTTCAAGTGCTGGTGACGGTATGATTCGTAAAGGTCAAGAAAACATTGCCAAGGGTGTTGTTGGTACTGCTGCCTTGGCAGCGGCCTATGATTATCGCTTGAACAACCAAGACATTGATGCTGGTAGTATGAAGCAAGAAGACGGAAGTACCGTTGACATGCGTGGTGTTTTTCCACTTGGTCCGACATTGATTGTTGCTGACTTTTTAGCTAAACAAAAACTTGGTATTGATGCCAGCTTTAAGGATGCACAAGAAGCTATCATAGGTATGAAATTGCCTGCTGGTACTCAGAACTATTTGATGGATAAAATCTTCAACGCATTCTCTTCTGAGAAGGATGCTGATGGTTTTGCTGTTGCTGCGGGTAAGATTCTCGGTGACTTCACTGCTCGTTTCTCACAACCGTTTGTGTTTAAGAGCGCTTACGAATTCTTTGATTTGTTCCGTGAGCAAGGTGCTGTTCAGCGTGATCCTAATGTTATTACCGCTGAAGGCAGTGGTGATCGTTTCATTGAGGCTGCTGTTAATCGTGTACAGGGTAAGCTGCCAGTTGTCAAAGAGTCTTTACCTGAAGCTGTTCCACGTTTACGCGAAGGTCCGGTATATAAAGAAGGTGAATTCTTCTACAGCTTGGTTGGTGTACGTGAGACACCAGCAAAGACTGTTGCTGAGAAAGAGATTTTACGACTTGGTATTGACCCATACAAACTGTATGGACCATCATCCGGTGATCGTGAGTATGACCGTAAATTCGTTCAGGTTGCTAACCCTGCTGTTATTCAAGCTGTTGAGAAACAAGTTAATGACAAACGGTATCAACAACTCTCACCTAATGAACAAATCGAGAAGTTGACAAACGCTGTAAGAAAAGTTACAGACATTGCTCGTGACAGAACAGAAGCAACATTCATGTCTGAAGATATGTTGCGTATTAAAAAGATGGAGTTTAATAAGCTACCTGAAAGACAACGTAAGATTATTAACAGCCGTTACGCCAAAGACAACGATGGTAAAACTTTAGAAGAAGCCAAAGACTATAGAGCCATTGATAAATATAAGGCTATGATGGCTGATCTAGAGTTTGCTCAAGGTGGTCTTGTTCCTGCTTACGCTCTTGGTGGATTGGCAGCGTCTAAGGTTGTTGGTAAGAAACTTATTGGTGGCGCTACTGAGTCTGTATTGGACACAGCTAAAAGGCTGAAGGTAGCTAAGCCTGAGACAATTGATGACTCAATTATTAACGACATTGTTGACAAAGAACTGTCTAAGCCTGCAACATCTCCCGCCATCGACCAGACAGCAAACATGTTGATGGGTAAGAAGCCTGTGCTTCCTAAGACTACAGCAAAGTCTAAGCCTACGCTTCCTGAATCAACAGCAACCCCATCAGAAGCGCCTGCGTTGAGTCAAACAGAGCAAGCCCTACCTGCCCCACCAGTACAGGCGATAGAGGCTCCTGCGCCTTCTAAAGCTTTTGCCGATGAAGACTATGTCATGGGTGAAGAAGCTATGCTGGAGTTGTATACACCTGAGCAGTTGAAGTCTTGGAAGATTGCCAACCCTGAAGACTATGAGAACACTCTGCATAGCTTCACTGGTCAAGCTAAAGGATTGAAGTATTCTGAGATGCCACCACAACCATTCGCTAAGAAGACTGATGAAGCTGCTGAGTCTTTGGTGGATGAAGTTGAATATGACATTGACGGTAATCCTGTCAGTGTCGGTGGTAAAGCTGTCATCAAGAAGGCTGAACCAGTTGCTGATGAGTACGGTGTTGATCCTAAGTATTTGTCTGGTGATGTAAATAGCATTACAGGAAATTTCAATACCAATGCACGGAACAATGCGGTTGCTGCTATTAAGGAAACACGCGAAGACAGTTTCTTTAAACTGCGTAACAACGACAAGTTTGCATCGGTGGATGATGATGTGTTGGGTGTGGTGTTGGGTGACTATCGATATTCTCGTGGTGTTGAACTCAATCCTAAAGACCCTGAGATGCTTGCTGACGCTGTGAAGTTGGCTGGTCAATATCAGAAGCGCCTTGATGTTTTGCGTGAGAAGTACAAGGATGTACCACCTGTGAAACTGTTCCACGGTCAAGGTGGTAGTAGAGGTATTGAAGGTATAAAACAGTCAGGCTTTATTGACCCAACAAAACGAAGTGAAACTCATGATGAAATGTTGGTTGGTGCTCCATCATTTACTAGAGACTTGAACCTTGGTTTAAGAAGTTCCAGATTTGGTGGCACCGATCCTAAGAACTATGTTGTCACTGAAATTCCATACGCTGATTATGTGTTCAACAAAATCAACATGGCTCCTGAGAAATATGACAAGAAAGACATGAACACTATCCTTCGCGCTGTCACTGGCGCACCCGGTGTTGTTCGTCCAATCGGTCTACCTCGTGCTGGTTTCTTGGAAACTGAAGACATGATGTTGGAGGCTGAGAAGCTTCGTGTCAAAGGTAGAAACGCCAAGCTGCGTAGTGCCGAGACAGATGTATCTAATGTTCTTCAAGCTGGCGGTAAAGATGTTGTTCGTGCTGAAGTGAAAAAAGATGAAGAGCTTATTTCAGAGTATATGAAAACTGCTCGTCAATCTAACGATCCTAAAGAGCGAATGAAGATGGCATACATGTCGTATAGCGGCATCAAAGACTTGATGAATAGCTACATCGGTATGGGTAAGGCGACATCAACTAAGACTGGTCTTGGTCAACAATATCAAGCTGCCATCAACTTCTTCGCAGACTACTCAGGTATTCAACGTCAGATGCGAGAGGTCGGTGATATTTTGTGGGATGGTGGAGCCAAACAGAAAGCACAGAATCTGTATGAACTCAGCGACAAGTTGAAGAAGTTTCAACAGTCGGAACCTGCAATCTCCACAGCGGTTGATGAAGCTAAGCGTACTAAACCGTTGGATGAGGTGACAAAGATGATTCCAAAGCTGGCAAAGGGTGGCCTCGCAAGTCGTCGATAACATCTACCGACACAACGAAAAAAGGGAAGCCGATAAAGCTTCCCTTTTTGTTTACACCTTAAACGCTTCCTTCAACTGCTTTGTTGCAGCCTCCACAAGCTTAGGATGACGGAACTGATAGATGTCAGGAATCTCCAACACATAGTGTTCCATATTGTCGATCAGTTCTTTGTGCTCATAACAAGCTGTAATGTAGTTGCCATCGTCAACAAATACAACAGCATCGGCCCACTGAAGTTGAACCTCGTCAAGCGCAATCAAAGCATACTGGCTGGATGTACCAACTGCTCTGGTATTGTAGTTGAACGGATCGTTAGAGAGAATCCAAGCCAATGTAGGACTACGCAACAAACCTGCTGAGCATACGCACAACACTTTCTTTGCTGTCCCTTGATTGGGATTCTTCATGTTGTGAAGGCGATTGAACGTTGTCATTTGGTGAGCTTCGCAAGGTTGTCGAAGTAGGCAGCGTTAAAGCCACGTTCCCATTCCATACCAGCCAAGCTAGATGGGTCATAGCTGTTGGTGAGCCAACCACGACTGAAGGCGTAGTAGCCTTTCTCGAATTGAATACGCAACAAATGTTGAGGACGTTTAAACTGCATGATTGTCTCCATAGATTTCGTTGGACAAAAGATAACCCTCTAGTTCCCACATCTTGTTGATAGCATCCTCGTAGGCATACTTCTCACCAAGGGCTTGGTTAAACTTAGCAGGGTCTACACAGGCGCTCTTACCCATGATGAGAAAGCCACAGTGCAGATGCATGAAGCAGAGCGTTGTTGTCGTGTCAGGCACAACAAAGTACTCCACCTTCTTAGTTTTCTGCTGCATGTCTGTCGTGGTGACAGAGGTGCGCTTGATAGGTTGATTAGGTTGGTTCATCTTCAATGGCCTCATTGACTTTCTCTGTGACGTATTGGTAGGCCAACACAGCAGCGATGTGTGCGTTGCTTTCTTTGTTGACTGGTTCAGGGTCAAACAAGATTTGCATTTCTAAACCACCGTCATTGTTGTCGGTGAAGATGATGGTGGCTTTATTCATTTGGTTTTCCTTGTTGATGTTTACGACCCGGTCCGGTCTTGCGATGGCTAGGTTGTTTACCTTTGCTGTGCATGAACAGCTTAAGATGGTGGACACCTAACAATGCGTAGATCGTTTGTGCTTCATTAAGTTGCATAGGTATGCTCCTTTAGTTGGTGGATAGGAAGGTTGTAACAATCGCTCTTAACTACATAGCCATTGTCGGGATCAATTGTACCCTTTGTCAGATACTTTGCGTCAAGCATGTATTGTTGTTTTTCGTATACACCCAAGAACCAACCAACACTGAAGTCGTTCTTCACGCGAACGAATGCATAGTAGTCACATTCTTGCTTAGTATTCAAAGCAGCAATAGAACACTCATAGGTTTCTAACGGCTTGACAGAGGTCTGCTTAGTCTTCACATCCACTGTCTTACCATTGCACAGGATGAGGTCATATTCATAGGTGTTAGCGAGTACACCTCCCATGACCTGCTGAGCAATAGCTTCACCTAAGAAGCCAGCTAAGTTGCCAGCCCCACTGATGATGCTATTGCGTAGCTTGCCCATCTCTGCCGCCTTGTCTCGGGCAGTGACGAGCATGTCGCCAGTGATGATAACCTCAATCATCTTTCTTGCTCGGAATAAGTTCACCGATTTGATCGAACTGACCGAAGTAGATTTTGATGAAGGGTAACAAGATGATGATGCCGCTGTAAGCATGCAACGTGTCGTGTCTTTCACCAGTGTCAACGATGTGACAGATGTCTTCGTTGTACTCGATGTCGAAGCCGATGCCTTGTCGGAAGTTGATGATTAACATTATTGACGATCCTCATAAAGTGTTTTAGCAATGATGTAGTTCTTCACCAAGCTGCTTCGGACAATGTCGTCCATACCAAACTCAAACCTACTGAACTCTCGCATGTCCTGCACAATGTCCAAGAACTTTGGCAAGCCTGTCTTGTCATCCTTCTTCTTCAAGTCAGTCTGTCGGATGTCACCGCAGTAGATGATCTTCGATGTGTGACCGACACGGGTGACGATGGTGTCAAGTTCTTCAAAGGTCATGTTCTGAATTTCATCAGCCAACAAGATGGAGTTGGTGAAGGTGGTGCCGCGAATAAAGCTGGTCGAAATGAATTCGATGTAGCCTTGCTCAGCCAAACGGTCCCATGCATCCTTGCGATTGAACAGGTCGGCACAGATTTGACGATAGGGTTGAATGAACGTCTCCATCTTCTCGTTAGCGTCACCGGGTAAGAAACCCATGTCACGACTTTGCACAGAGCTACGAACAATGACAACCTTCTTGTAAGGGTTAGTCTTTTCCATCACCTCTTCAAGCGCTTTGTACAGGGCAATGTAAGTCTTACCTGTACCAGCAACACCATGCAAACACATGAAGTAGTCACCAGCGTTATAGGCATCGAAGAATTCCTTCTGCTTTGCTGTCTTAGGCTGGATCGTTGCCATGTCATCGAGCCTGACACGCAAGCTATTGTTTTTAGTAGCTGGTGCTGGTGATTCGTTAGACTGTGTTGGCGCTGCTTTTCGTTTAGTAACCATCAATACTTCCTTTGGTTGTGAAGAAGCCCCGACATGGGGCTTCTTAGGGGACATTATAGGCTAGTTCCAATCTCTACAAACTCAAATGTGAGTTGCCAAAGATGTGGATATGTAGGTTGTTCACGCAGCCACTCAAAGAACTTGTCCTGTGCTTCAGAGATTGTGTTTGCTTTGACGTGCAACACACCTTTGAAGACGTTGCATTGGCTGTTGAAGCTAACGGTGAAGTTTCTCATGGTGCCTTCTTTGGTGAGCAAGTTACATAGTTGAAAGCCGCTTTACCTTGCTTTGCATACAATGTATCCATAGCTTTGTAACAATGCGCGTCTGTGGGGTATTCAATCTCTTTAAGAGAACCGCACAATACCCACCCTGCTGTGCAGATTGTCAAAATCCAAGTCATGCTGCCTTACCCCACACATCATCCCATGTACCAGTCTGAGCACCTTTGCTGTAGTCTGTCACCTTCTGTTCAAAGAAGTTGGTATGTGATGTACCGAGCATACCATCAACCCAAGGCAAAGGATTCTTCTTAATCTTGTAGATTCCTTTCATGCCCATAGAGATGAGGCGACGATCAGCAATGTAGCGAATGTATTGCTTCACTTCTTCTTTCGTGAGCTTCTCAACTTCCAACATACCGAAAGCAAGATCAATGAACTTGTCTTCAATATCCACCATCTCTTGAGCAATCTTCTTAATCTGTTCAGGTGTCGTTTCGTCTTGGTGATGTTTAACATATTCTCTGTATACCTTAATCATTCCTTCGGCATGCATAGTTTCATCGGTGATGGACCAGCTAATGATCTGACCCAAACCCTTCAGCTTGCCGTTACGTGCGAAGTTGAGCAACATAACAAAGCTAGAGAACAATTGCATACCTTCACCGAATGCAGAGATGGTGGCAATCTTCTCAGCCATTGGAGCACCTTCAATGCGCTGCACATATTCATGCTTATCCAGCATCTCTTTGTACTGCAAGAACTCGTTGTAGGTTGACTCAGGCAATCCAAGTGTTTCAATCAAATGAGCATAGGCTGCAACGTGCAACGCTTCACGGGCAGCGAAACCACTCAACATCATTTTGATTTCGTGGTTACGAAACGCAGGGATGTAATGGTCGTGATAGCCGCTACCAATGTCTAAGTCACCTTGCACAAAGAAGCGAAGAATCTTCGTCAGAAACTCCTGCTCATCTTTGTTCAGCTTCTTGTAGTCTTTAACGTCCTCAGACATTGGCACTTCGCTGTGCAACCAATGACTCTGCTCATGCTGCAACCAAGCGTCATAAGCCCAAGGGTAGGTAAAGGGACGGAACGCTGTAGTTTCCGTATTCATTTTGTATTGTCGTGTCATTGTTGTTCCTTATTCGCAAGCTAAGCAGGTGTCACCATCTGCAATTTGTTTCAAATCAATTTCATCTTCAATGCGTTGACGCTTAATCTGAGCACCAACCTTGTCAGCCTTACGCACCTTCTCACTACGCAGATAGTACAGACTCTTGAGTCCACTACGCCATGCTAAAAAGTGAACGCTATGCAGATACTTCACAGACACGTTAGCAGGGAAGAACAGGTTGATCGATTGTCCCTGATCAATGTACTTCTGACGATCTGCTGCAAGCTCAATCAACCATCGCTGATCAATCTCCATCGCTGTCTTGTACACTTCCTTGAGTTGTTCAGGGATGTCCAAGTGCTGCACCGACCCATCGTTGGCAATGATGGATGCCCATGTGTCGTCATCGTCCATACCAAGCTTCTCAAGCTCAGCTTTGAGGAAACGATTCTTGTACACGAACGCACCAGACAATGTGTCTTGACGGAATACGTTAGCACGGTATGGCTCAACAGAGGGGCTGGTGTTGCCCATAATCAAGCTGCTGCTGGCGTTAGGTGCAATAGCAGTCCAATGGCTGAAGCGACGACGAACACCACTGAGATGCGCGTCAGGGCATTCACCTCGTGACGTAACCAAGATTGCATCGCCAATAACGCACTGGTTATAAATGTGTTTGAAGATTTCATTGTTGTAACTCTTAGCCATCACACCATCAATGGCAACACCTTTCTTTTGCAGGAAAGCATGGAAGCCTAGTGTACCAATACCAATGCTTCTTTCCATCATGGCACTAGCACGAGCACGGGCAATAGAGTCTGGAGCGTTGTCGATAAAGTATTGCAACACGTTATCCAACATCTCCATAACATCAAGGATAAACTGCTTGTTGCTTTTCCATTCGTCATAGTATTCCAAGTTCAGTGAAGACAAGCAGCACACTGCTGTACGGTTCTCGTTTGTTGGCAAGAAGATTTCAGTGCAGAGATTGCTACCGTTAATCTTCAGGTCTTTGTCTTTCAACCAAGATGGTAAAGCCTTGTTAGCTGTGTCGATGTAGATGAGGTAGGGTTCACCAGTCTGCATACGCAGGTCCAGTATTTTCTGCCACAAATACTTAGCCGACACTGTCTCAACAACACTACCATTGGAAGGGTTGATCAGGTTGAAGCTGTCGTCAGCATTGTCATCCTTCATGCATCGTTCAATGATGTTCATGAACTCGTCAGTGATGTTGATGCCGTGGTGCAGGTTCAGTGTACGCACGTTCTGATCACCAGTGGGCTTACGCATCTCCAAGAACTGGATGATGTCGGGATGGTGAATGTCGAGATAGGCAGCATAGCTACCACGGCGTGTACGTCCCTGACGGTAGGCCAATGAACTAGCGTCATAGATTTTCAAGTGAGGCATAACACCAGTGGACTTGTCATCGCTGTTACGAATACCAACGTGAACACCGACACCACCACCCATCATCGAGAGCCAGTTAGTCTCTGAAAGATTATCGACCAAGCCTTCTGCACTATCATCCATATAGTTAAGAAAACAGCTAATAGGCAACCCGCGCTTAGAACGACCAAAAGATAGGACAGGAGTAGAATAGCTGAGCCAGTGCTTACTAGAGTATTCATATAGTCGCTGAGCATGTTCTTGGTTGCTTGCAAACGATGCTGATACGAATGCGAATCTTTCTTGCGGAGATACTTCGTCATCTTTCATGTAGCTTTCTTTGAGTCGTTGCTTACCTAGTTCATCGAAAAGATTGTCTCGTGATAGGTCGATGTCAACTTTATATTTCATTCTATATTGCCTTGGTTTAGTGGAAAAGAAAGGAGCCGAAGCTCCTTGGGTGTGGGTGGGGGTGGAGTTATATCACTCAACGAAGGTCGCCGCTGCCTTGAATAGCATCACGGCTTCGACGAGATGACAGCTTCTCCAGATTGTGTTGACAAACTTCGGACAATGTCAAACCGTGATCTTTGGCAACAGCAGCAACCTGCCACATCACATCACCAAGTTCTTTCTTGATGTGCGTGTTGTATTCTTCAACATCGCCCCCATCTCGGCGGTGCTTTGCAGCCTTACCCGCCACCTCACCAGCTTCAGCAGCTAGGTTGAGTAGGGCGTATTCACGGTCTGCTGTAGGCAGTCGAAACTCCATTGCCAATTCTTGATAGGTATTTACATCTATTACGTACATTTTGTTTCCTCTGTTGTTGGTGTAGCTGCTTTACCAGCTTCGATAGCATCGGTGATGCAAGCGATAAGAGCATAGCGTAGCAGAAACTCTTTAGCTGCTTCGTCCATGCTGACATTGAAGTCGGCAGAACCGTCTTCGTTTTCTCTGTAGTTTTCAAGTTCAATTTTCATTTCTTCCTCGCTGCAAAAACAACAAGACCAATGATTGTGCTGATCATTGCAACAGCCTGAACCAGCGTTGGTGCCAGTACAAACCACCAAGACCAGTCGATGAATTCCGTCAGCTTCAACACAATGAAGATGAGAGTTAAGACACTTAAGAAGCTCATTAGAACAATTCCTTCGGTTAGGTTAAGGGAAATTAAGTTTACCACATGTCAGGCCACCAGCGGTTGCCTTTGGAGATGTTGTCGCTTGCTGGCAACAACTGAAGATTGGCTTCGCAATGTAGACCACAGACTTTGTCGCTATTCAAAGGAACAATATGGTCTACGTGTAAGTTAATGCCCGTGCGGTTAAATGCGGAAGCAAGTTGATACATGCCAACAATAGCATCTTTATCAACCCAAGAAGGCGTGGCGTTAGCTGTACCAGCCCTTCTTCGAGCTTCATGTGCGAAATATTTTGCTTTGTTATTTTTTTTGTATTCTTTTCTTTTCCTCGCCAATTCTTGTTTGTGTAATTGATTGTATGCTGAGATAGCTTCTTTGTTATTGTCTCTCCACTTTTTGTTACGACTTGTTATTTTTTCCTTGTTCAATACATACACAATTTTCTTCTGAGAAGACAATGACTCTTTGTTGTTTAAGTAATAAATCTTTTTCTTTTCAGCAATGTTTTGTTTATTTACTGAACGATATGTCGCGTAGCATGCTTTACATGTTGCCGATGTACCATTCTTACCAAACTTAGCTTTACTGAAACAATCAATAGTTTTCTCAACATCACACTTCGTACATACCTTTGTCAACATATATTTTCCGGTAAACAAAAAAGCCTGAGGAGACTACCCAACACACCTAGACCGTATGTCGTTGCACATCACTGTACATTGGTAGCCTCTTCAGGCTTCACTGCATACCGTTAGAAGGGTCTAGCAACAACGGTATGTCTGTAGTTATATATCAAAACAAATCAGGACGCAACTCTTTGACCTTAGCGGTTGTGTAATGAGACAAACTTTTGAAGTCAATCTTCGGATTCTTGAAGTCTTTTACTATCTGCCACATCTCTTCAGTAACTAAGTCGTAGTAGACCGTGTGTAGTAGTCTAGCAATATACTTTGACGACCAGCCATCCATATCGTTTGTGATCTTAGCAACGACCTTATCGACTAGTGCTTTTGTTACGAACTTTGACACTGCTTTCTCTTCAACCACTTCACAACCAACAGTGGGAGCACCCATTTCAAGATGGTGCTTAGCCTTGAACTCATTAGTCACGAGTTTGGCCCAAGTTTGTCTGCCATATTTATTGCGATAGTCGTAGTTTTTCACCACGATTCCTTCACCACTGCCTTCACCATCCTTCACCAAGTAATGTGCCTTGCTAAGACACTCAGTGAAGTGGTCGATGCTGCCGTTCTTGATGATGGCAATAGGGGCAATAACGTTGATACCAGCAGCAACCAAGCCCTCAGAGTATTCGTCATAACTAAGCAGTCGTTCTTTCTTGCGATCAAACACATCGAACACATAGAACTTGCGCCATGCATCGTCGTTGTAGGTCTTCAGTGTATGCGGCACAAGCCATTCACCGTACAGTATATGATCAGGATTATCATAGATGTAAGGCACAACAGCACTGTCGTCCATCATAGCCTTCATGAAACCAGCGTTGTCGTTGTCAGGTGACAGTTCACGGTTGCGACTACCACAACAAAACTTCTCACCCATAGGTTTTGATCCATCAAACCAGACACTACCGTTAGTACCGTCCAGTTTAGGGAACACATAGCATGTACCTACTTCAATGCCTTCCACTTCGGTGTTACCGTAGCGTTCAAGGTGTTGATATTTTAGGAAGCTCATACTTTCTTTTTCCTTTCAAGTTTCTCTTGATCAGTTTTGATTTTATGGCAAGGCTTACATAGCACCTGAAGATTCTTTATCTCACAGAACATACGCTCAATGAAGTTGTCCCATGTAGTGAAACCCTTCTTAGGGTCTACAACAGGATGGATGTGATCAACTTGAACGTCTGTGGCTACGAAATGTTCAGAGCATTCAGCGCACTTGTAATGCATTGCCAGCTTACCCGTCTTAGCATTCACCTTCCTACCCGCAAAAGCTTCCTTCAAAGCCTTGTACTTAGGAGGCCAACGCCTTGACGCAGCACGTAAGGCAGAGGTCACGAAGCTTCTGAATCGTGCCTCTGTCCACTCACCACCATTGCGTTCTTTAACGGTCACTAGGTACTGCCTCAAACGCTATGTTGGTCATGTCGAGTTGGTCATTGGTGTCAACCAAGATGTTCTCGATGATGCCACATACATCAGCAACGTCAAGAGCAACGAAGTAGTAATGACTGTCTTCGTGTTCTTCAACGTCAACAACAAACCCGTTCTCTGCTGGTGTAATTGTTAGCTTCATGTCAGTCCTTCTACGTCTACGTTCCTGAAACAAACGTCTTCGATGTTCAGTCGAGACAATGCATACACCACATGTTCTTTCAAGTCTTCAACAAGCAAGTCTTCATGTGTGTAGATGCTGTCAAGTTCTGAGTTGTCTACCTCGGCAACAAAGGTGAGTGTAATCTTAGCCACGATCTTCTCCTATTTCAAAGGCCAGCAAGTATAGCAGGCAACAGATAGCGTGAGCAAGATGGCTCTTACCTGTTTCAGGGTCTAGCTTTTCACCAGAGGCATAGGCAGTGAAGTGACGAAAGCCTGCATCGATGTAACGCTGTTTAGCATTTGGCACCTTCTTCCAGTTGTCTGGTGCATACTTCTTCGCGCCATAGGTCAACACATCAACAACTTCTTTCAAAGCTTTGAAGGGCAACAAAGACCATTGGGGTTTGTCGTTGTCGTATTTGATGCCTGTGGTAGGAGGGATGACACGCTCAGCCATAGCTTCACCGTGGTTGTCAATGTTCTTGAACACGTTAACAGCTACCCACTTGGAGTACATGTCTTTACCATTCATTGAGTTTGCAGTACAATCACCACAAGGCTCAGCATCAATAGGGTAGTCTCCATAAAAACAATTCTCACAGTTCTTATCAATCACTGCACACCCCCAATCGTCTTCGTATACTTAGACAACACAAACTCTGCATCTTTAACATCATCAAGTTCATCAAGTGCAGACTGGTTGTAGTTGGCCTTCACCTTCTCAAGAAAGCGATCAGCCAATACAGGGTCTTCATCAATGAGTTGAACAGTGGTGGCAATGATCATACCGATATGAACAAGACTAGCGAAGTCTTCTTCGTCCATAGTGACAGGACCAACACCACTAATCATCACTTGGAAATTACCTTCCCACTTCTCACCTGCTTTGTAGTGAGGACGCAGCACGACAGCTACATCATTCGGTTTCAATTTGTTTGCGTTGGTGGCTTCCATATTTGACCTTCATGTCTACGTAGAAAAAGAAGATGTGCATTCTCTATGACACGTTCTTCAACACCGTCATAGGCTTCAACACATCGTTGATACATTTCACATTCATCAACAGCACCTTCCAATATCTTCTCAGCTTTCACTGGTCCAATACCTGTCAAGCCAATGATGTTGTCTGCATTATCCCCTGTCAAGATTTGCATGTACAGTTTGTGTACAGCTTCTTCAGGTGTGATGTAGTAGGCAATCTTCTTGATGAAGTTGTAATGCCATCCCGCCACCTGATCTAAGTCTTTGTCCAAGGAAACAATGACACCCTCGTCACCAAGGGTTGTTGCATCTGTAGCAATGGCATCGTCTGCTTCAATACCATCATAGACAACAGCGCCCCAATGGTCAACCAAGTGTTGTCTCACCGCTGCTAAATGCTTAGGCTTAACCTTGTCCACTCTGTTGCCTTTGTAAGGCGCTGTCACGGCTATGTTGTATCTGAAGTTGTTCTTACCTGTGAGGTAGAGTTGCCACCGATCTACATAACCACATTTGTCTACACCGCACATGAGGGTGGTGATGATGAGGCTGTCAACGGATCGACAAGCTTGTTCAACATCTTCATCCTCACATGCTGCTGATGCCCTGTAAGCGAATATATCGCTATCGAGCAATGCCTTCATCAGTCACTCAGACCAGCAGGTTCTTGTGCTTCAGTGTTGGCAGCAGCCTGTGCTGCTTCAAACTGAGGACCAGCTTGTTGCTGAATGACATTGATGTGCTGTGCAGCAAACTCGTAAGGCAGTTTACCCAATGCCGTGAGGCAAGCATTGACAGTTTCGAGGTGGAGGTCTAGTTTGATTTGCATTACAGTACATCCTCATCGTCAGCGGATACGTTACCACCACTTGCATATTCAACCAAGTCGGTGACAACCAGCTTAACCAATGAAGGGCTGACCCCTTTTTTGTTTTTGTAGGACCAGTTGTAAGCGCTGATCAAACAGATGGCTTTACTACCGTTGCCAATGTCCTCGATGATTTCAACACCGTCAGAATCGAAAGCCTTGATAGGCCGCTGACTCTTGCAACTGATGTACTTGCCCTGCTCTGGTTTGTTCTCGTTAGACAACACAGAGATACCCATGTCCTCCAACGCAGCGACAGCTTTGTCAGAAAGATTGCACAGATTTACCTGATATGCATCAGACATTTCGTTCTTACGAGTAAGTTGTGCCCAATAGATGTCGCACTTCAGTTTCAATTTATCACTCATTTGAGTTTCCTTTGGTTTGTTGCTGACCAATTTAACAGGGGTCAGCTTCCTGCATCTTGTCATTGTATCACCAGCTTTTCAGCAGCGTCAATGTAATATTGATAGTCAAGGTCTTTCCATGTGAAGTCGTTGATGTCGTTGCATGTCCACATTCCGTAGCCTTCACCAATACCTATACGGCGCGGCTCAGCTTCTTCCTTCAGAGGCGGCATTACTTTGACAAGGCTACCACCAGCATTGCATGCATAGAACCTGCACATGTTCTGTTGAACCACCTCAGTGCCATCATCCATCACCATCACAAGCTTGCTGCTACGTGGCACCTTCACCCTAAGCATGAAGTCATACTTGTTCTTGTGGCCCTTGATATATACGTCAAGTGGAATACCTTGAAGCATCGCAGCTTCAGCAGCTTTCGGTATCACAAGTCCACCCTGATCTTGATGCCAGCCTAAGTCTTCGTACTGATACGCACCCTTACGCTTCACCTTACCGTTTGTGTACACAGCAATGTAGTTGTTCACGTCACGGATAATCATCTTTGAATACTCAGCATACTCAAGCTGCAAACCAACTTGCTTCTGCCATGCATCACAGACTCTGTCGTATTGGTCACGCTTGCTACGGGGTAGCTTCACAGTGATGCCGTCAGTGTTGACCTGCACAATGGACAAGCCTTCAATGTCCATCAGCTTGTCAGCCAACAGGCACAGACTAAGCTGACCGTTGATGGTGATTGACATCGTGTACTGAGGGTCATAGAAGGGGCTGTACTTGTTGTTGCTATCACCGTACACACCGTTCAATGCCAGCTTCAGCATGGCGTTCTCAGCGCTACCTTTGGGGTAGCTCTTACGCTGGTTGTACACGTCTTGATAGATGTCACAGAACTTCTCAGACAAGTGCTCAGGGTAGACACGATTGGCAATGGCAATGTTGGGATACATGGATGCAACGTCAGCATCAACAATCATGTGAGTGTCACTGTCACTAACGATGGTGCTCTCAATAGACCCGTGAATACCGCCAGTGCCGAAGTCGAAACGAAAGCCACCGATAACAACGTTCAAGTTGGTAGCAACTTTCCAGTTCTTCCAATAGCTGTATTGTTTCTCACCCTTCTTCTTAGCCTTCAGCTCTTCCTCTGACACCCAACCCATTGGATGCAAAGCTTTGAAGCCAGCAACAACATCATCGCTTGGTTTGTTAAACCACTTCTGACGCTTCGTCACCATCTCAGCATAGGCCGCTAAGTCACCGAGGTCGCTCTCTTCAATGTCCGACAAAGCACCTTTGGTTTCTGTCAAAGACTGTGCAGCAAACCATTGCAACACAAGCTCAAACTCAGGACGCTTGAAGTCGTAGTAGTTGAACAGGCAATCTTTGATGTGGATGACATCACGCTTAGTCTGATTCAAGTGACGCTCACCCTTCTTACCAATGCGATAGCAACTACCCGGCATGTCCTCTTCAAGGCGCATGATGAAGTAGTCTTTACCAATCTTGGTGTCGTTGTGGTTGAGGAAGTTGCGGTTGTATTTCACAGACAACTCTTCACGGAAGGTGATCTGTGACAAGCATTCTTTGTAGAACTGCAACGTCATCTTCACATCGTGCATGTTGTATGCAAGCAACACTTCAACTTCATCATCCGTCAAGTCACTGTGCGGGTCATATGGCAGGTCAACAATACTATCAGCTTTCATATTGAACTCAAGCGCCTTCAACGATGTAGCCCTTGCAGGGTTGTCGAAGTGCATGATTTTGAACAGGTCAACTTGCTGCACATAATGCTGGTTGTCACGGATGAGGTGACCGAACCTGTCGTCAGATGCAATGATGGACTGTGCCTTCTTGTATGCTCGTGTAGCCACAGCCTTACCAGATACAGTAAGGGCTTTGTCACGCACCGACAACAGGTCATGCAACACAGGATAGTCAAAGCCTATGCTGTTGTACCCCACCATCCTGTACTTCTTGCGCTTGAGGCGGTCAATGAACCTGAACAGCTTGTCAGCTTCGTTCTTTCGTTGTGAACATTCAAACGCTACAGCATGTGACTCGTCAGCACTGATCGCTGAGAACGTGAACGCTGTCTTGTACGTCTCTATGTCCCATATGTAATCCATCTTTCTTTTCCTTCTTTGGTTTCGGGAATAGTCTATCACGATACGCATTCAACAGATGAGCGCTGGTGTTCTGTATAGCGTATGCTTCAATCTCACTACCGGGATTGTCTTCACCAATGTATCTGAAGTATTCCTGCACCACATGGACAGCTTCATGTACCAACAATGTTGCAACATCAATACCGTCTGCTTCAGGTTTAACAGGAATACAAACGATGGTGACTCTGCTGCCCTTCGGAGTGGTGAAGTAGTGGGTGGTGGCTAAGGCATCTTGCATCAACCACCTGTCCCAATCTGCAATGGGTATGTTCAAAGACCTCAGTGTCTTGTAATACTCTTTCTCAGTGAAGCAAGCACATAGGTGATCACTCTCTATCAGCGTCCTGTTCAGCCACTTTATCATTGGATTGTTCCTCTGGTTGTTTCGGTTTATCCCTACCGAAGATGGCATCCCATCGGTTGCTCCACTCTTCATCAGCAATGGAGCGTGGTCGTTGTGTTGAGCCTTTACCACCGTCACTCATCATGTGCCTCCATATTCACGGCTAAGCAACTCTTGCTCAGCGTCATCAAGCAAAGCATAAAGCTTAGCCAACTCTGTGTTGCCAGCCATGTAAGCTTCACGTTCAAGTTCTTTGTAGGTTTTCATGGTTGTCTTTCTGTGTTGTATAAATTTACAGCATATTGCTGTCGCCTGTTTGTCTTGTATCCCATAAAGTATGATATAACTTTATCATGAAAACACAAGATCAAAACTGGATAGGTCAATTGTACGCGCTCGACGTCAAGTCTACAACAATGATCAATAGGTACATCAGACTAATTCAACATGCACTATCAATCAATGTAACAGGGTATACCGAACAACATCACATTGTTCCTAAAAGTATGGGTGGTAGTAACGATCAATCAAACATGGTACATCTTACACCTCGCCTTCATTACATTGCTCACTATATGCTTTGGAAGGCATATAGGAATAAAAAAATGTCTTACGCATTTCATGTGATGATTCATGGTGATCCTTACAGTAAGCGGTATAAACGCATTACATCAAAAGCATATGACACACTAATGAAAGAATGTAAAGAACACATCAGGGGTGAAAATCATCCAGCGTATGGAATCAAAAGAACGGAGGAGTCAAAGATCAACCAAAGAAATGCAGTTAAGGGAAAGAAGTGGACGGACGATAGAAAGAAAAAACTAAGCGAATCACTCAAGACTTTTTACAAAGACAACGGTACAAGATCGTTATCAAATGAAACTAAAAAAAGAATCAGTGACGCGAACAAAGGTAGATCAAAACAATTTTCTGAAGAACATAAGGCGGCACTCCACGTACACGCCTTAAATTCCAAACAACTAACCTGCCCTCACTGTAATAAAGTTGGTCAATTTTCAAACATGAAAAGATGGCACATGGATAACTGCAAGTCAATCCCAGAGGCTGCTGAAAAAGATTCCGAATAGCTTAGTGCCGTTGGCGATACGTTCGTGATGTTTCTGAAGAGCAGCGTAGTCACACTTGATGGCATCGAGTTGTGATTGGATGTCAGTTTCTTCATCTACCTCAGACATGTCATAGAACTGGGCTTCGTTGTCATGAGCGACAATCTGTTCCATTGCCCAAATCATTTCATCAATGACATAGTCCCATCGTTTGAAATGGTTGGTGTCAGTGTCCCACTCATTCTCTTTAGGTGCTGCTGCTGTAGAGCGAAGATGTTCTGGCACATACTCGTCATCAACACACGGAGCACCATGCTTCGTAGCCTTCAACTGCTTGAGCATGGGCACAATGATGAGGGCTAAGGTGTGGTCCATGTTCCATGTGTCGTAGGGATCAAGGAGGATGGTTTCAACACGCTTTGTGTCATCGTCTGGATAGGGGCCAATGATTGCTTTCATAATACGTCCTGTTCTACTTCGGTCTGAAACATTCTACCTGTCTCTTTGTTGTACAGCAAGTGACAAGCTGGTCCTGTGATGCCTGAGTATCTGTTCTTCAACACACGCACATGGGTGGTGTTACGTTCGATCAAGTCTTCAGCTTGACCGTTACGTTCCAGACCCAACACCATGTCACTAAGCTGTGCAATGGATGCTGACCCACGAAGCTGTGCCAACGATGTAGCTGCACCTTCCTCGTGACCCTTGTCAGACGGACGCTTCAAGTGGCTGACCAAGATGAGAGCGATGTTGGTTTCTTGCACCAGCATACGCAGCTTCGTCATCACTTCGTCCAAGGCTTTGCGTTCATCACCACTCTCCTGACTTGAGATGATGATGGACAAGTGGTCAAGGAATACATACTTACACGACATACCCTTTGCCAGATAGCGAACACGGTTGACAATGTTCTCAATGCTAGTCGATCCGAAGTGGTCGAACAGGTACAGGCGACCAGTGCCAAGCGTTGCATCGAAAGCATTCTTGCGTTCTTCATCAGACACGACAGCGTCAGGTAGATGCAACGGTGCATTGGCAGCAAGCGACATCATAGACAGTGCAGTCTTACGAACACTCTCTTCCAAGAACATCAAGCCAATGTTGTCTGGTGTGTTCTGAATCAGATGCCACACCAACTCACGCAACACTTGAGACTTACCCAAGCCTGAGCCTGCGGTGATGGTGACAAGTTCACCAAGTCGGATGCCATAGGTGAGTTCGTTCAAGCCGTCCCAAGGATACTTGCAATCGGCAGGTGCCATAGGCTCAGACACAATGTCCCACAACGAACTGCCGGAGACAATACCGTCTGGAACAAACTGCTCAGCCCTCCACCAGCGGTCAACAAACTGTGCTTCCTTACTTGCTGACAACCAGTCACACGCATCCTTCAACTCAGGCATGGGCTTGAATATCTTGCACTTGCTACCGAACAACTCAGCCACTTCCTTTGCAGCCTTGATGCCGGGTTCGTCACCATCGAAGCAGACAACAATGGTTTCAAAGCTGTTGATGTATTCGTAGTTGGCTTTGCAATCTTTCAATGCTGAAGCTGCACCATTCCTGATGGACACCACAGGCCACTTCGATCCTGTCATCTGGAACACAGCCAAGGCATCAAACTCGCCTTCAGTGATTGTTAGATACTTGCCACCGGACGGGAACAGGTTCTGTCCGTACAGTGTTGCAGCTTTCCAGTTGCCAACAGCGCTGAAGTCTTTGCGGTCTACGGGTCGGACCTTTGCTGCCACCAGCACAGAGTCTTTGTCGTAGTAGGGGAAGTAGTATTTGCCGTTGTCACGGACAGTGCCATACTTCTCCATCGTTGTTTTGGTGATGCGTCTTTCTGACACAGACACTGGCACACCTGTGTTGAATGCTTTGATGAAGCTTGTGTCAGACACTGCTGGTGTAATGGGTTCGATCACTTCTATTCCTTCTGTACCGGGAGTTAATGTTGTGCAGACAAAGCAATAGGCGCTACCGTCTGCATTGATTGATGCACCATCGCTGCTACCACAAGCAGGACAGGCAACGTGAGTGCGAATGAAACTCATTTAGTTCCAGCCTTACTGAAAACATGGAAGCGCTTAGCATGCAGCAAAGCCTCGTCACGTTCTTTGTTGAGTCCGTAGATGGTGCCCATGTCGGTGCCTTCATCACGCTTACGCTTCACAACTTCTGTGCTGATCTGTGATGCGGTCTTGCCTGAGTTCTTTGCTTTGAACAAGGGGTCGTCAGCGAAGATGGAAGGGCGGGGATGTTGTTGCCAATGGAATGGTGACAGGGGGTGGCAGTTGCAGGTCATGCTTGTTCCTTCCCAATTAAATAGCCAAGTAGTGCTGGCACTACAGTAAGAAATAAAGCCATTGCAGGCAACGTCCATGTGTGAACTGATGGTGGACTCGACATCTCACCAACCTTCGTATACATGAGTGTTGTTATCCATGTGGTGTATACAGCGAGTACCACAATCCAGTAAGTCTTCATTTGTTTTCTCCAAAGAAAGCAGACATAGTAACAGGTGCAACATCACGCAACACAGCCAACACATCCTGTGCCACTAGTCGATGCTCCTTCTGTGTGGCTACATCAAGTCGTGCTTGCAAGAACGTAATCCAGCTACGCATAGTGCCAGTGACGTACAGTTTAGATGGTGTCAACCCTTCAGGCAATAGAGCACGAGCTTGCTCTTTAGCAATGCCACGCTTCAATGCTTCGCTGTACAAGTACTCAGTCTCAGCAATCATCCTAGCCTGTGCTGCTGCCCACCACACTGTCAGTTCAGGGTCGTCTGTCTCTAAAGAGTTCTGACGATTCTTGTTGTCTTGCAAGCGGCACTCACGGGTGACAAACTCACCAAGCTGTGTAGCGTCAGCATATCGTTGGCTAAACTCTTGGAAGCTAAAGCTTCTGTGTCGCAGGATTTGTCGGGCAATGTCGCGGGTGGTGGACACTTCGATGCAGACACTTGCCATTTCAAACACAGACCAGTGTGCGTTACGAGCGCAATAGCTAAGCAGTCCTGCAACGTTGGGGTTGTCTTGGTTGTTGGGGTTGCTGACACGGGCGCAATAGCCGATGTGTTTGTCAGCGTCAGGTGTTGTCCAGATAAGTTTTGCTGTTGTCATTTGATATTCATCCATAGTCCAATTTGTGCGAAGGCATAACCTGTCCAGATCATACCGTTACTTAGTTCACCCTTGCTCCATTGCAGCACACCAACGATGGCATAGCCTACGCCAGTAGCACCGACAATGATGTGTTCGATTGTCATACCATACCCCTCAGTTCCTGTGCCACTGTAGCACTCTTCAATGTGTGTTTGACATACGGCGTAAGGCTATGCACTGTGGCATGCCCACTCAAAGCCATCACGTTTGTCAGTGCCACCCCAACTTCAACCATCTCTGTGATGGCTGTTCTACGCAGGTCCATTAGCTGCAACTCGTCAGGCAATCCAGCCTCTTGCATCACCACCTTACCCACCTTGCTCAACTGCTGCAAACTGTAGGGCTTGGGTGTGTTCTTCGTTGAAGCTGGCATTATATAGGGTTGCCATGACAGGTCAAGGTGTTGTTGCTTTAGCATCTCTTGCAAGTCCTTCGGTAGTGGTATCGCCACCCTTGCCCTACGTTTGCTCTGCTCCAACGACAACACCCCTGTGTTGATGTCATAGCTGTCCCATGTCAGCATACGCATGTCACCAAGACGTTGCGCTGCACAGTAGGCGGTGTACACAATGAGGCCAATGCTTCGCCATTCATACTTGCTGAACGCTGTAGCCATGAAAGCTTTGATGTGTTCCTTTGTCCACACTGTGCGGCGTGGTCGGTCTGTCTGACGCTTTACATTGGTGAATGGATTGAATGTACAGAACCCGTTGCGGATAGCATAGCTAAACAACAATCGATACACAGCCAGTGAATGGTTGGCTAAGCTGATGCTGTTGCTGGCGTGAGTGTCATAGATTTGTTGGCATGTCGGTGTTGACAAGCTACCAAGCCTTGTGTGCAACAACACCTGCCCTGCTGTGCGGTCTTGATACCATTGCTTGAGGTAGTAGGCATAGTCTGAGCGTGTCTTTATACCAAGCCTGCTATGTTCAAGGCTGTTGACATAGCTCTTGGTCAAGTCGTTGACGGTTGACTTGTCTGTCAAGTGTTTGAGATAGCGGTGATGCTGCCTCCACTCGTCAAGCAATTCATTCTGTTCGTTGCAATAGTTGATGGCTTCAACAAGGTTGGTGCCTATCTTGATTCGCTTGACAATGTTAGCTTCAACAGCATCGGCGGGTGGGTTGTATCGGTAGTAGGCGACACCGTCTTTGTCAACACGTTGCATGTAACGGGCTAGTTTCATGTGTTCTTCCCCATCTGTGTAAACAAATCGTTGGTTGTTCGTGCCATCACCCAAGCCATCTTGAAGGCTTCATTGACTTCAAAGCCCACGTCTTTTTCGTAGTCGGCAACGGTGGGCCAAGCGTAGTCGGGCACAGGTGCTGCGGGTGGGGTGGTGTAGAGGGGTGTCGTATAAGACTCAGCCCTAACTCCGTGGTGCGTCTTTGATGCCGCAGTAAGAAACGAATCTGTGCCCGGCAACATCCACGCCACAGGCTCCTGCACAGGTGCTGCGGGTGGGATGGTGTAGAGAGGGCCAAGCAGATTCACAGACTCCACCGCCTTATCCAAGGCTTCGTCCCACCCGTAGCGCATCGCTTCATAGCGGTCTGTGATGCCTCGATCTTCAAGTCCGCAACCCATGCCTTGTTCGTGGTAATCAGGCCAGTCAATTTCAACTTCTTCTTGTTTCGGCGTTGTAAACGAATGCGCTCTTGCAAACCTAACGCCAGCGTGGAAGGCGGCGTAGTTGTCAGATTGCTCTGCCGCAATTTCAACGTCACTGGATTCAGGCTCAAGCCAAAACAGTTCGCCAATTTGCTCTGCTGTGTAATCGGAGAAGTCGTTGCCGCCCCACTTAACCAATGTCTTGTGGGTAGTAGATGTAGCCCACACAGTGCAAAGCTCATCAGTCTCAATGCACCGCAAGACATCGCCTCGACGCAGTTTCACAGGCTCCTGCGCAGGTGCTGGTTGTGCGGGTGGGGTGGTGTAGAGGGGTTCAACCCAACCCTTATGCTTTGGGTTGCGCTCGTTCCATTCTTTGGCATAGCCCTCGTTCATTTCGTAGGTGCGATAGTCATATCCACCTTCACCGTCAAAAGTGCGCCACGCCACAGGCTCCTGCACAGGCTCATAGTCCAGCCCCAACTCTCTGGCGTTCTCTGCCTTCTTGTCGAGGGCACGGGCTTGCTTGATCGCGGTGATGGCGTCAACACACTCATTCCAATATTCCACAGTCAAACGCTCTTGTTTAGCGTCTTCAAGCATGTGTTCCAACGCCTCCAGCGCCAAGTCGAGTGCTTTGTCTTTGTTCATGTGTTCTTCTCCAGAAATTGTTTGACTTGCTCGTACACGCCATTCCTTGCAGTGTTATCAGCTTCATATTTCCACCAACCCGCATAACGCATCTCGTTTTCACAACGATACAACAGCTCGATAGCCCTGTCGTAATCAACCACAGGTCTGCATGTACAGGTGCTTGCTGTACCAAGCTCCCACTTATTTTGGCATGTGCCACAGCACGTATAGAACATATCATTCCTCTTTAGGTTTCTTAGGCAGTGGTGCCCAATGTGTCCAGAACTTATCATCACTACGCAGTTCACCGTACACAGCAACACCATGCACACTCAGTAGCTGCACCTTCGCAGACCTTGGGCATGTTGCAATGGGTTGCCAATAGTATTCGGTGTCTACAATGGCTGTGCCATCTTTGCTAAGTCTAACAGTCATTTGTCACCCATGTTGTAAAGCATAGTTGCTGTCGCCAACAACTTGTCGTGGTCAACCAGCGCATCAATCCATCGTTGAGGGATGGCATCGTAGCCATAGATACGACCAGCAATCATACCTGTCACAGCACCAACTGTATCAGCGTCACCGCCTTTGTTGACAGCGTGGATGAGAGCGTCTTCGAAGGACGATGTAGCTGCAACAGACTGCCATGCCGATGCATAACAACCCATCACTGTGCCGCTCTCTTCCTTGATGCCTTTGTCGAACAGGTCTTGGTTGCCAACAGTTGCACCATCGAACAACTCTTCAGCCAGTGCAGCGCTGTAAGCAACACACTTACCTGTACCGTGAGTGAGCAAGCCACCAGCAACAGACTCAGCAATCGCCATTGTCTTGTTGTTGTGGTTGAACAGGATGTGTGGAGCCAGTCGCATGGCACTCCCATTACCGTCTGTCATCAATGCACAAGAGCCACCATAGGGACGCTTGTTGGACGATGCACTCAGCGCTTCAGCAGTAGTAGTTCCAATATCAAAACAATAATTGCGAGTGCCGAATGTTCCATTGTTTCTCCACTGTTTGAAGTTCTGTGCAATGATGCCGGGAGCAAAGCGTTTGTATGTCAGGTAGGCATCAGCGATAGCCATTGCCATAGCACCATCGTCTGTCCACTCAGCAATACCCAACTCATGAACACCACCACCGACCATGTCCTTGAGTGGGTTGCCAGTGTTAGGCTCAGTAAATTCAAGAGGCCCACCAAGAGCATCACCAATGAACAGCCCCATGAACATACCGATAGCGTTGTTTTGATTCATATTTTCCTTTATATCGTACAAGTTTTGTGGAGTTCGCGTTTCTTTTTTAGATACGCTTGATGTGCTTCTTCTGGTGTGTCATACAGACCAATGTATATTTTATTTCCGTAGTATGAAATCTGTGCTTCATATCTTCCTGTGCCTTTATGTACACAAGACCCGATCAAACCTGTACCACTATTGACCTGTGCCTTCCTACGATTTTGCATGTTAGATACACAATCAACAACTCTCAGGTTATCAATTCTGTTGTCATCACGAACACCATTCATGTGATCAACATATAAATTAATATCAATACTGCCATTGAACATACACCATATAACACGGTGTGCTAGATAAGCAACACCTGCAATCTTGATCTGTATGTACCCGTCTTTCTTGCGTTTGAATCCTGCGACACATGTTGTTCCGTTTGATTTTTTACGTAAGAGTTTTCCATCATCATAGATGAACAATGAATGCAGTGTTTCTACATCGGGAATAGGATTAGCTGATTTGGGCATGTGTTTTTTCTATGAGAACATGGGTAGGCATTGCACCTACCGACACAGCCATCTCCTGTGTTGAGTTGCAGGGAGCTACCCTGCCTTACGCTGTCACCATCTCATCAGCAATATTCCACAACTCTGTGTTGATACGCTGGTGTTCCTTGATGGAGTTGACTGGTCGAGCCTTACGCATCACACCTTCGGGATGTGTGTCAGTGATGGAGCGAATCATAGCGTTGCCACGAATCACACCTTCCTGAATGCGATTGAACACAGTCCATGCATCGTAGCCTTCGTCACCAACACGGCGAACATTCATCACATCCTTGACTGTCTGTGCCACAGCATAAGCACCCTTGGGTTGACCTGTGTAGTCAGCCCAACGTGTAGCCACACCAGCAATCGCCATGTCATAGGCTTCACCATTCGTCAGTGTCAGGCCACGCATCTTCTCAATGCGATCCATCAACAGGGGCAGGGTTGCAGTAGTGGTACGCAACATCTCTTCAAAGCCGTTCAATGCTTTGCTGTGATAGATGCGAGACTGAAAGCCATCACCTGCAACGATGCCATTGGAGCAGATGAAACGGAACAGACCAGCGAAGAGCTTCACAGAACCTGTGCCATCATGGCTGTTATAGAGGATGATTTCAGGACGAACATCACCAGTCTCTGCAATGTCGTGAGCACTGCTGAAGGCAAGCATGTGGGCTGTGTGCTCTGCTGAAGCTTTGCGGTTACGCTTTTGTGCAGCCTGTGTTGGGAAGTAGCCGTAGTCTGCCATGATGGGCAGCACATCGCTGGTGTTGAGGGATACGTAACGGTCTGACAAACGCTCAGCCTTGGTTGTGCTGAATGCAGCAGGAGCACGTTGTTGAATCTGTGCTGGTGTCAGGATGGAATTGTCAGCGTTACGAGAGAAGATGACGTGAGACATGGTGTTTCCTCAGTGGGTTGTGGCAACATTGCCGAGTTGGGCCTTCAGTGTAAAGGCTTTCCAGATGGCTTGTCAAATAAACCATCCAGAAAACCCTACAACTTAGTCGGGTTTGTCCTTCTTCACAAGCGGCGCAACCTCTGCCCATGCTTGCAAGTGCACCACTTCGTTGTTCATGTTCAGACAGTAGCTGTACATACCATCGATGTGGTCAAAAAACAACACTTCATCAATGCCTGTACCGTCCATCCACGGCAGCTTGATGTAACTGCGTGGCTTCACCTTGTACAACTCACGCACTGGCAGCACATCGAAGTCTTGAATGTCTATCTCGCTAATCATTTTGTTTCTCTTTCAATGTCGTTTTCCAAAGCCACAGCACCATCGATGTAGCCTTGTCTGTATTGCACAGCTTCCCATGTGCCAGTGGGGAAGAGGTGTGGATGGGCAGGTATGCCACGTAGTCCATGCATCTTACCTACGGTGTAGGCTATGGACATGTCACTCATCTCTGACCTTCACCAGTGCATCAGCAATTTTGTAGCAATAGCGGCTAAGCTCAAGCGGGTCTGACACAGTTACACCAGAGGCAAGCACACCCTTCATCACCTCCAGCGAGAAGGTGTCACGCAGGGTAGGCTCTGCCTTCTCAGCGAATGAGGGACGGCCTCGGCTACGTGTTGGTTTGTCAACTGTTTCGTTTGTTTCGTTCATTGGTTTTTTCCTTTGTAAAAGATGTGATTGTTTATGACAACAACCTTGTCCAGTGCCTTACGCCACACAGGTTTGACCTGCTTAGTGTGGTAGTGAGTAGCACCAGAGGTAATGTCAATGAGCGCACCTGTCATAGCCTGTGAGGTCACAGCATAGACGGTGTCGATGTTGCCTGTTAAGGGTTTGTTACGACCCTTCGCAGTGTTTGCCCAAGAGAATTGCTTACGTTGGTATACAACTTCGCAGACTGTCTTGCCTTGCTGCTTAGCCCTGTTCAATGTGACCAGTGCCACAGCTTGCATACCTTCAACACCCTCCCCTCGTGCTTCGTGGTAGATGTTCTTCAGCATGCAACAGAATTCATTAGCCTGTGCTATGGTGGGTACAGGTTGATGCTCACATGATGCTGTCGAGAGCAACAAAGCGCCACAGAATACAGCGATGGGGATGTGCTTAGTCATGTCACACGCCTTGTTCTTGAGCCATCAGCGCCGCCCATTTGAGCCACATGTAACGCATGCCTTGCACTTCTTCAGATATGTTGAAGTTGTTGTCGCCATACTTATGAAACAACGTACTAGACGTTGTGTCACAACCCATGTTCTTCAGACCAACAAGGACACCTCCGAAGTTTACGTTCAACTCAACACAGGCATTACCAACAGCACCACAACTGTAGCGAGATTGGCAACGGTCACGCTGCTGATGATTGGCGGCAAGGTATTTGTCGGCGGCTAAGTGTAGGGCATCGGCAACGGTGGCTTCACTTCGTTTCGCTGTGGCTTGTTTCTTTGTCATAGCGGTGCATCCTCATGGTTGTTGGGGTTGAACACAGGTTGTTTCCGGCCTGTGTCGAGTGGGTTAGGAAATGCCGGAAACGGCCACGTTTTCGCTGCGCTGATTGCTGTCAAAGCCATACTCATACCTTTCATACGAACGAATTTTGCTGTCACGTTCGCTGCGCTTCTCAACAAACTTGACACGGGTGTCTCGTTCGTTCAGTGCCATGCACAGGGTGGTGAGGTCACAGTCTTCTTCGAGGTAGGCATAGTCGCCACGCTGGTAGCTGTAACGGCTAATCTTGTCGGCAATGCCGAGGTTGACTAGCACATCTCGCTTGACCTTACCCCATGCATGACCGGGGTCGTTGTAGATGGTGATGGTGAATGTCTTGCTCATGTAAGTTCCTTGATCTGTTGCAGCACAGCCTGTGCATCAGTGTAGTTGAGATGACCAATCACGTCAGTAGTGATGGGTGTGTCATAGGTTATGTGCCAATCCCATTCACCATCACCAGTGAATTTGATGACAGCAATCTCCCACAAATTACGATCACCACCGTAACTGCAATCGTGCATCACTTTGCTTGCACCATAACCGTTATCGAAACGATGTATTTCCTGTACACCGTTGTTAACTAAACGTTCTAAAATAATTGTCATGTTAGTCTCTTTCAGGGTTGCGAAAACCATCGGTGCTTTCGGCTTCAAGCTGCTCAAGCGTCTTCAATGTGCCACTTAAACGTAGCACAGGTGTGTCATCGGGGTTGCGGAAACCTTCAGGGTTTTCCTGTTCAAGTTGTTCAAGTGTTTTCACAGTTCACCTCCACCCATGTAAGCCAATGTAAAGTCGGCAATTTCATCCTCACTCAACCACTTGTCGATCTGCTCAAGGCAGACCGTAGACAATCCGTAGAAGTGTCGCAGATAAGCACAAGCAAAGAAGAATTCTTTGTGTGTCTGTCGGTATGTATTCATATCACCACCAGCTATCGTAGAACACAGCCTTGCCATAATCCAGTGCCTCTCTTGCTTTAGCAATGAAGTCTGCAACGCTTTCGAGGTCTTCGGGGTAGATCGTTTGCTCACCGAAGAAGAACCCGTTGATGGGTACAAGCTTGTTATTGCCTGTGTCCATCTCCAATCGGTCAAGGTCTTCGCTGGTCAACCTCACTGTAGTGCAGTTGAAGATTGTTTTGATACCACCTTTGATGCGGTAGAGGTCTTCCATCCAACCATGCAAAGCATTGAACTTACGCCAGTAGAACAACTCTGTTGTCTTCCTGTCAGCGTCAGGCTGGTAGTCTGTGTCGGTGTCACCTGCCCACTCAGCAGGGACGGTGAATGCATACATGTCGAGGCCCATAATATTTCCTTTCAGGACAGTTGCTCTTGGATGATGTAAGCCGATGCAACATGTGCATCCTTGATGGAATCAACATCCCATCCAGTGTATGTCTGTCCTTCTTCATCGAAGAACAAAGCATAGGTCTGTGAATCTTGGTCAAACTCTGCCCAGATTTCGTAGCCACTTTTCTTGGTGATCAATTTCATTTTGTTTCCTATACAGGACAATGACTCAATAGCGAGTCAGTAACACTACTGATGACTCAATAGTGTTACAAAGCGCTATCAATTCCAAACACTAATGTGAGAACGTTTGTTCTCGTTGTAGGTCGTCACAGTCAGTGCCACAAGACGACCTGTCTTGCATGGATGCTCACCGTACAAGTGTACAAAGGTGTCGTATTTGTAGGGGTTGTATGTGATGGCACTACCGTAACGCAGCACCCTGTCATGTGTCACATCGACAGCATCATCCCATTGACCAACAACACCAGCATGAACGTTCTTTTTACGTTCACGAAGGACACGCTGTCGTCCTGCCTCAGACACTTTGAAGGTGGCATCGAAGAGCAACACATCATCACGATGGGCAATGACACGGCCCTTCTTCGGGCCTTCCAGTGCCTTGATGCTGAAGCATTTGCGATGGAGATTGAAATATACAAACACTTTCATTTTGTATCCTTTTTAGCTGCACTATCCTGTGCAACAGCCGCTTTCCATCGTGCATTGGTTGCATCGAACGCTTTACGGAAAGCTTCGTTTGCCTCTGGTGTGTTGTGTTTGTCACGCTGCAATTGCTCATAATGCAAACGTGCATCATCACGGTCAAAGCCGCCTCTTCGTGTTGTATACATTTTGTTTCCTTTCAGGAAGGCTTGATATAAACCCTGTGACCCAGTGCCACAAAGCTTATGAAAGCCACATCATATAGCACCGACCCCGATGCCATGATGTAGTCCCTATGCACATTATCATCCTCATGTGCTATGAGCAGTGTAAGACGTTACGTACTTACAATTACGCTGGCCTATTTCAGGCGGCAACATGCTTTGATATACATGTTGCATCCATACTGACGCCACACCTAGTTTTTAAAGAACAATTTTGTGATGCCGATGCATCGATGCTTTCAATTATGCAGACTTTGCAAAACCCCTGTCAAATGCAAGGCTATTCAACCTTGCTTGCTGTAGGGACTTTGCAAAGCCTCCCCCGAAGGGGAAGCATTGTCTCATGCTACATACTTAGCACCTGAGCCGTGTGCCACAACAGCAATCGACTTCGCCATTACGCTGCTACCAGCACACAATCCACACTTCTCGCAGGTCGTCTTCGCACCGCCTTCGGCTGTCGCAGGGCACACAATTTCCTTACCCTTGACTACGTCAGCCACATTGCTGACGATACGAAATGTACGGCGACCCAAGCTCCAAGACAGCGAAGCTGATGCTACAGATTCAACCGATTCCATGTAAAGGGATGCATCGAATGCAGCACCTTCGGTGTTAGCTTGGTGACTGTAACCAGTGTGGCCCTCAGCTTCGCTGATCAACTCATTCCACACCGATGAAGGGACAGCGGCACCGTCACCGTAGGTGCCGATTCTGACCATACGACCTTTACCGATAGCTGCTAAGCTTTCAGCTTTTGGATACTTGCTAGCAACGAAACCCTTGTAAACGATGACAGGGCCTTGACCAATTACTACGTAACAACTACGATTCTTTGCCAGCTTCGCTGTAGGGTCTGTAGTTGCAGTGCCACGGTGAGGACATGTGCCACAAATAGCAACATCGGCACCAGTCTTGGATGCATCACGGGGGTCCATATCGCTACGGATGATGTATGTCTGTATCATGTCAGCCGTTTTTGCATTGCTTGACTTCGTCAAGGCGATAGCGACAATCGGTGAGCCATCAATCAGCGATGGGCCTTCATATACTACGTATCCAGTTGGTTTGCTCATGGTGTTTACCTTCGGTAAGTTGTCGCAGCAAAATCGCTGCTGGCCTCAATTGTACAGACCTTTTAATGGCCCTGTCAAATGTGGGGTTATTTGAAACGTTTTGCTGCAACGAAGTTGCCACGGCGGTATACAGTCGCTGCATCATAGCACGCTGCCCATTGTGCTGCTTCGCTGTAGGTGAATGTGTAATGACGTTTTGCAAAACCTTGACCGATGGTGCAGAAACCGAAGGTTTTCTTCAGTTGCAAAGCAATTTCGTTTTGCATCATGTACAAAGCAATAGCGAGTGATGTAAGGGAGATGATGGCGTAGATCATGATAGTTTACCTTCGGTAATATTTTCAGTAAGTGAAGCCGATGAAAACTGTTTTGTCAGCCTTGACGAAAATGCTACGGCAAATGTCTTCGACATCCCGAAGCTCAAACGACTTCGTCGTCCTGTCATAGTCGCCCTTGATGTACACCTTGACGGCATCGGCTTTCCGTTTGACGAAGTCACCGGGCTTGACGTTCTTCAAAGCCACTGGTTTTGCCTCGCCGTCTTCGACAGCGTCCAAGTATGCACAGGCAGCTTCGATGCTGGTGAATTCCTTCACGATGGATGTTTTGTCCTTGATGATGGCCCATCCGATGTTGCCTTTGGCAGTGGTGATTTCGTTGATTGTGAACATGTTGTTTACCTTCGGTAAGTTGGGGCAGCACCGTTGCTGTCCGGCCTCAATTATGCAGACTTCACAATGGCCTTGTCAACTGTGGGGTTATTCAACCACAATCGGTGAAGGGTCTTTGTCGGTTTGCGTTGTATGCGTAGGTGATGCAGGACTTCGTTGGATGGGGTAGGTCTATAGCTTTTCGCTATCGTATACCGCCTTTCGATAGTCACCGTAGTGCTTAAAAAACAGGCACTAATCTGTCCCCAATTAAATCGACAACTGTTTTTGAATCAGTTGCTCATGTGCGTGTAAGTCTTTGAATTCATTGAAGATTCGTATGCGCTGGTCAAACTGCATACGCATATGCTTGTCACCCTGCGCTGCATACATAGGCGCTTGCTCGCCAGCGCAGCACCTGCCTAGCCGTGGGGCGGGCGTGGGCCAGTGGGGGGTGGGGCGCTATTTGTATACCATCAAGCCCACGGAAGGGTCTTTTTCAACCTGTTAACCACCACCGTCTAAAACGATCTATCCATATACGATGTAGCCCACACACGGCCTGTAGCATGCCTACAATCGATTAACGCCACAGGGTTGGCACCACCCTACCTTGCTCCTACAACGACCCCCTACAGGACCAGCAAAGCGTTTCCAACAACACAGGCTATGCCGCTACAGAAAATCGACTGTGAAGACATAGGCTACAATGTTGCAACAAAACAACATATGCAAATATATCGCTTGACAACATTTTCAATCGGAGTAAAACTATGGGGTGTAGGGGTAGGGGTTATATAGACAACATAGCA